CTTCGGTGTCCAGCAAGAACTCCTTCTGGCCATCGGTCAGGGCGTCCCCCTCTTCCACATGCCCGTAGCTCTTGTCACCCATGCTTGGACCCTACCGGCTCGACACGCACCCAAGATTGTTGGATTCGGCGGTGTCGCAGTCCACCACGTAGGACATACCGTCGGGGGTCACCGGCCCAATGTGGCACTCGGCCCACCGCCCGTCGGGGGAGACGACGAGACACCGGACCGGCGTGCTAGGCGCGGCGCGAGAGGTCCAGATCGACCCTGCCGGTCGGCTGCGCAACCACGCCTCGGCGCCCCGCTGGGCGTTGGCCCGGCTGCGGACCCCAAAACACGCGGCGGGCGTCGGAGGGGCGAGAGGACGCGGAGTTCCCCGGGACTCCGCAAGGAACTGGAGAGGGGTTGCGACTACGACAACCCCCGCGACAACGACCAGGACGGCGGGGAGCTTGTTGAGGAACCTGAGATTCATCGGGATACCGGATCCGTTTGGGGTTGATGCTAGGGTTGCGTCAGACTCGTTGTCGGGTCTCCACAACCTCTTGGAACTTGACGGTCTCGAAAGTCGCGCAGCGCCCATACCGTTTCGTCAGGTCTTCGAGCGCTGCGGTTGCTTGCTGTACCGTCATCATCTCGGGGAAGGTCTCGACCTTCCATGGACCCATCCTGCCGAATCCGAGGACGGGCTCGCGGTCATCGACCGCAGCGATCCAGGAGCCTACGGGCCAAGCGTCGTTGGAGCTGGAGCGAACTCGGACAGCGGCGAGGACGAGGGGGGGGTAGTCATCGCTTCACTCCGCAGCGACCATCTCCATGTACCACTTGCGCGCGCGCTCGGTGACGGCCTTCGCTGCCGCCTTCGGGTCCAGGCCCGACGCGGCGAGCTCCGGGCCGCACTCCTTTGCCACGTCCTTGGAGACCCACCCAAGGAAGGCCCCGATGCGCTTCATGTCGTAGGCCGTCGCCGCGCCGTCGGGCTTCACGGCCTCGGCGCCCTGTTCCAGCCGGGCCGGGGGGAGAACGAGGGCCGCGAAGTCCTGGAGGCGGTACACAACCTCGGGGTCGGCCTGGGCGGGGGCCTTCTGGGCCACGGTCTTGTGCTCCTCACCCTTGGCCTTGAACATGCGGAAGGCGAAGGAGTCGCCCCAGGGGTAGGGCCCCTTCGGGTAGAACACCAGCCCTTCGCCCGTGCCCTCGACGCCGAAGACGGACTTGACCCAGGGGTCACACTTCTCGACGGCGTGCACCGCGGCGTTGATGCGGTCGAGCACTGGGGCGAGATCCTCGGGGGAGGCGTCCCAGTCCACCGTCACGTTCAGGCCCTCGTGCCAGGGGAGGACGTGTGCGGGCGTCCCCGTCAGGATGTCTCCGATAGCCAACGGCTCCGTGACGAGGTCGCCGTCGTAAAGGACGGTGAACACCGCGAAGACCTTCTCGGGGATCTTCGAGAGGGCGACTCCCTTCATCACCCCAGGACCCGCCCACTCCCCGTATGCAACCCCTCCGGGGCGGAGGGCGTTGAGCCACTTGTCCTTGTGGGAGTGAACCCAGCGGGCGAAGCCGCAGTTGTCGTCCTCGGGGGTGATGAGCCGCTCACGGCTCTGGCACAGTAGCTCGCCCTCGGGGGTGACCTGCACCGCGGCGTTGGTGCCGTGGAGCTTCACCTTGGCACGGTAGGCGACGGTGTGCTCACCCTCGGGGTTGAGCTCCGAGAAGGCGCGGCGGACGTTGTGAAACTGCTCGATGGAAGGCCAGGGGATGTGTGCCATGATGGGTGTATTACGCTTGTCTCAGGCCGTGGTCTCGCTCCAAGTTCCGTCACGGTTCTTGGTCACCCAGAAGATCTGGGCGTTCTGGTTGGTGGGGTTGCCGTGCGGTCGGGTGCGGTCGCCGGGCTGGTGGTCGTACACCACCTCGGGAACCATCTGGGAGACGGTCGCCCCGTCGTCGGTGTTGAACTCGTACGCCATGTTCTTGACGTTGCGGGCGCAGTTCACCGCCCCGGGGCGGGAGGTGGTCACCAGGGCCACGGAGACCATGGGGCCGTGGCCGGTGCTGTGTAGGACGGTGACGACGAAGAGGGGTTGATCACTCATGGGTGTATTACGCCCGAAGGTCGAAATCTTTGTGGCAAGGCTTCCATGCCACCACCTTGGCATGGTCATCATGGATGTCCCGCTCCCCGTGGTCGTACAAGTTGCCGTCCGTGTCCAGCCACCCGTAGAGGGTCTCCCCGCTCTCCATGTCCTTCGCCGTGTAGGGGCGGGCGAGGGCGATCCTTCCCACGCAAGGGAACCGGGCGTCCACCAACACGATGACGTGGTAGTCGTTGTCTGTGGAGTTCGCCACGTCCTCCTCACGGGTGTCAGGGATCACACACAGGTGAGCGGGGAACGGGTCAACCCCCAGCACGCTGAACCCATGGACCAGGGACTTCACCCCGGACCACTTCTCGACAGGTGGCGGCGGGAAGGTCGTGGGGAGGGGGCCGTCAACAGGGGAGCCGTTGGCGTCGTACGACATTGACATGGGATTCCTCTATCTGCCTACTGGACGGGGCGGTACGTCTTCAGGAGATCCTGGATTTTTGCGCCCCAATCGGTGTTGTGTGTGGATGCGAGACCGTAGACGAAGCCGGGCTTGGTATCTGCCACGATCCGGGTGAGGGATCGAATCACGCCCACGGCGGTTTCCCACTCCCTGGACCCCTCCTCGGTCTGGACCTGAATCAACCGCGCTCTCGCCGCGAGAACGCACATCTCCTGGTGGAGATCCCCGGTTGAGAACTTGGAGAGGTTGGACTGCACCCACTGAGTACGTTCTTGGAGACCGCCAAGGGCACTTCGCAGGGCATCCGGGTGACCACGGAAGTCCGTGCCATCAGGGAACGTCTGTGCCACCGGGATCTGAAACCTCCGCGGAGCACTGCTGCTGTGAGGTGAGCCCTCCAAGTCCCCGAGAGCGATGTCCACCCGTTGCAGGATGGCCTCAAGGTCTCGTCGAAGGTCCACCAGAACGGTGAGGGTGCTCGCCGTTGAAGACGGCTTGTTTCTCGTGTTCATCATGTTCACTTCTGGCAGTTCGATTGGTAGAACAGGTTCGGCCAACGATCTCGGCAGATGGCCTGCCAGGACAGGGCGAGCCGCTGGAACTCCATGTCCGCGCTCTCATCGGTGCGCTCCATGAACATCTTGTCCAGGGACACCGGGTTCGCCGTCCACATCAGAGACGTGGCGGCTTGGCTGTGCAACAAGCCCGCTGCGGCCTCGTAGATCCGCTTGCGATCCATCCCCTTGGGGGCGGATCCATGGAGCTTGGTGTGCGCCGCCACTTCGGAGTCGATGTACCGACGGTACGCCGTGTACCCCTGGGACATGTCATCCCCGAACTGTGTGATGGCCCCTACCCCCGAGTTGATGACCCGAGGCGGGACGATGAAAACGCCCGGGTGGTCCGTGTACCGGGTGGACTCCATCGACGGAGACCCCTCCTCAGACCTGTCCGCTCCGACGTAGTGACGGATGAGCTCGTGGGTCAACCGCCGGGACACGCCCGCCACGAAGAAGGTCATCTTGGCGTGGTACATGATGGATCGGTGAGGCACCGAACCCGACTGCGAGTGGGCGATGTAGCTCTGGTTGGTCTTCTTGCCAGCCTTGGCTCCATAGGAATGATAGCAATTTCGGCCACAGAGCTCGACCAGGAGCTCGTTGTCCGTGAGAGCACGTCCGTCCTCGGTGCCGTCGTGGGGGAACAGGTCCGCCCCCGTGGACTCGTCCCCGTTGGGGAGGCACTCCGGGCGGTAGTTTCGCACCCACTCGGTGAGCTCGTCGAGAGCCCCGGGGATGAACGACTGCTGTGCCATGGGGATGATGGTCGGCTGGAACAGGAGGGTGACCGGGTTAGTCATGGTGGCACCCTACCTGAGCCGCTCAGGGCGTAACTGAGACATGAGCCCGCCACCCATGCTCCAGGCTGCCATTGAGGCCATTGATGGCCTCGTGAAGACCAAGGAGAACCTCACCATCAGCACCAAGGTGCTCGACCGGCTGGAAGCCCTAGTCCACGTCTCTCGTGCGTCGAAGGCACCCGACGTGAAGGTCACGGATGTGGAAATCAAGACCACTCAGCACGGCAACGTAGGGGTGGTCACACAGGTGACAGCGAAAACCGGGGACAACGCTCAGTACAACACACGGATCACTCTTGCCCCGAACCCAGGGTTCCGGTGTACGTGCCCCGATCTGGAGAAACGCCACAAAGCCTGCAAGCACGTCGCGGCTCTTGCAGTGGTCTGTCGGAAACGAATCTGGGTTCTGTCCGACCTGTTGCAAGCGGACATCGACAAGCTCGGGAAGGAGCGGGACGAGCTTGAAGCTCTGCACACCGCCCTCCCGCTACTCACCCAGAACCTCACAGCCAAAGCTGGGAGCGCCCTGTCGGGTGCCCTCAAGACCTTGGAGTCCTGACCAACCTCTCAGCGGATGGCCCTGGTGGGGTCCAGGTCCCCGTTGACCTTGATCGCCTCAGAGGAGATGAACTGGAATTTTTTGGGTTCACACCAGGACTCAAACAGGGGGACGTACATGGGGTTGAGCCACACAACGAAGTGTAGGTCGCCCCCAGGCTTCTCCCCGGGCTCCGAGCTTGACACCTTGGCCCGTGTCTTGGACATCGCCTGAACGAAGCGGTACATCGCGGGAACCGTATGTGCGATGGTCACCTGGAAAGGGGTCATCCCCGCTGTGCTAATCGCTTTCGCCACACTCACCCAAGCGTAGAGGCTGGATACCGGGGGTCAGGGGTGTGATTCCAGCCATATCTGGAGATCCCCACCATCGAACAGCAGGTGGTCCAGGAGCTCCCTCAACAGGGGGCAGGGCGCGTACCACTCCCCTCGGATGAGGTAGGGCTTGAAGATCCGGTGGAGGCGGGCCTCGTCCTCGTAGGTGCCGTACGCCTCGACCAGGACTTCAAGCTCCTGGGGGGAGAACGTCTGACCCTCGCGCATCCGTTCTTGGACACGGCGGCCCGTGTACCCAATCTTCACGGGACCATCAGGACGGCCCACCTGGGCAAAATAGATGGTGGGAAGACTCACACCCCTCCATACCCATCCCACTGCCCGTACTGGGCGATGACAGGGGTGTTGTTGACCATGACAGCGGTGAGATTTCTGGTTCCCATGATAGACTTACGCCCAACAAGTGCTCAGGTGAAGAACACCTCGCCCCCGCATCCGGGGACGTGACAGAGGGTGCGGGCCTCGTCCTGGATGAGCGAGACGTACTGGTCGGCAGTGAACCGCTTCAGGCACTCCGAACAGCGCGCCACCGCCGGATCGTGAGAGTCGTCGGGGAGGTAGGGGTTCTCCTCCTGCACTTGGCTGGAGGGAAGGGGACGGAGGGGGAACGGTCCGCAGTTGATGCCCATGCACCCCGTTACGCCTCGCAGTCGTCGGGTTCCCCCACCCAACGAGTCCAAGTGACGCACTGGCGGCGGCCATCCCTACGCCCCTCCCACGACGGCCTGAGGCCACCCTTGCATGACCCACCTCCGACCTTGGGGTTGCCGTGACGACGGCCACGGCAACCACACCCATTGGTGCGCTTCTCGAACCAGAGGGGATACCCCATCCAGTCGGGGAGCTCGCTAAGCCACCAAGGGGATGACCCCCACCCCCAAACCCGCAGACAGACCTCACGACGACGCACGCACTTCCAGTAGGCAGTGGCGCGGCGAGCCTCTCTCTTCTTCATGGGACACCTTTCCCGACCGCCCTTCTTCAGGGCTGGGTCGGGTTGGCGTCCTTGTTGGGTCCGTGGTTCATCGGCTGGAGAACTCTTGGTGGAACCTGAGGATGATGGCGTTGAGCTTGTCTAGCATCTGGTCGTTGTTCCAGTCCAACGACTTCTGGGCCTTGTCCAGATCCCACAGCATCTTCTTGTGGCGGTGGAACAGAGCGTTCGTCATTGCCTTGACGTCAGGGAGCTCCGCGAACGGAGTGTCACGGAAGTTCCCCTCCCTGGTGTGAAACCAGAACCGAAGGAGGGCCTTCATCTCATCGAGGGTGCTGAGGTAGCGGTCCAGGTACGACTGGAGGATGTTGTCGTACTCCCTCTCGTACTTGCGCCTCCACAGGAGGGCGGCATCCTCTTCCTCTTCCAAACCGTACTCGGTTGCCGTCTTGGCAAGGAGGGGGAGGAGGTGAGGACGGAGGTCCGGGTTGGCGTGCGCCAGACGGATAGTGCGGGAGCGGAGACTGGTCATGGGGGGGCTCCCACCATGACCGGGGATAGGCACCCTACCGGGTCACGACTTGGCGGGGGGCGAGTTCGCGATGTCGATGACCGACTCCACGTCCATCGCACCGGACTCGGACTGCTCGGGCCGGGTGCGCCAGTCGCCGTGGCGTTCGAGCTCCTTCCAGAAGAAGCTCACCTCGGGGGCGGCGATGGAGCACTTGGGCTCCCCCGTCTTCTCGTCCTCTTCCACCTTGCATGCGCACAGGAGGTGGTCGAGGAGGGCCACGCGCTGGTTGTCAGCCAGGGTCTTCCACTCGTCCCCGGCGATCTCGATGATGAACTTGTACTCAGCCTTCCCGAGGAGCTTGAGGACTCCAGGGGCTCGGCTGGACTTGCCCAGCACCACCTGTCCGCCCGTCTTGCTGGCCTTCTCCTTGAAGATGATGGCGATCTCCTTGTCCACCATCGCGAGCATCGGATGATGCTTGCTGATGAGGTCTTGCACGATCTCCCAGATGTCCTTACCAGCTTCCCATGTGTCTGCCATGTTGATCCCAGTCCTTTCGTGTCGTACCGAACTCAGCCCAAGTCAAAATTGACGCGCTGAAGTACCCTGATCCACGCACCATCTTACGCCTTGTGGGATCAGAACCAGTCAGGATCGTCGAACCCAGTGTACACGATGGTGTCCCCCGGGTAGGTAGGCTCACCACTGCCCGCCTGCACCTTCTTGGGCGGGCGGGGAGGGGGGTGGACACGACGGGCCTTCTTGGCCATGGCGCGACGTTCTGCACGGTTTCTCGGTGTGTTGTCCATGGCTGCACTTTACCTCTGGACAAGTTCTCGGGGTGTGTGTAACCTCATCGTCGCCATGATCCCCTTCTACTGAATTTTCGGTGCCCGCGGACCCCCCGTGACTACGGCCTTGTTCCCCAAGCCGTTCCACAGTCACGATTCACAGGAGTTCCGCACATGACCACCGAGACCATTTCCGCAACCACCCCCACGATCACCCCTGGGACCTTCGACCTGTTCCGCGCTGCGGTGCGCGCCAACACCCCCTACGACCTCATCGAGAAGGCCGGGGTGGGTTGGCCCGTCGCCCCCAGCCGGATGATGTACCTCGCGTACGGCTTCCTCCGCGGCATCCCCTACCGGGTGATGGAGCCCACGGCCCGTCCCCTGTTTGACAAGATGGGGCACGCCTCGACCACGTTCCTCAAGGGCCTCGCGACCCTCATCACCTTCGCCGGAGTGCCCACGACTCCCGAGGAGCTCAAGGGATGGATGGCCGTCCCCGAGTCCAAGGTGAGGGCTGAGAAGCGGGCTCGACGTGAGGAGGAGTCCAAGGCGATCCGGGCGGCGAGGCGTGAAGCTCACCGCGCTCCCCTCACCGCCGTGGCGTGATCGTGGGCGTCCCCAAGCTCACCGTGATCGTCCGCACCGACCTGAGCCTCGGCGCACGGGTTTCCCAATCCGTTCACGGTGCTCACGAGTTCGCAGACCGACACCCCCAAATCTACGCACAGTGGAGGCGGGAGTCGAACACGGTGGCGATTCTTGGTGCGGCGGACGAGGCTCACCTCGTTCGTCTCACCAAGATGGCGGATGCCTTTGACATCCCACACGCCATCTTCCGCGAGATCGACATGGGGGACGCCCAGACCGTTCTGGTGCTTGCTCCCCACCCTGCCACCCGCAAGGTCACCGCGGGTCTCCCCCTCCTCTAGCCTTGGTGCCCCAGGTGGGGATCGAACCCACAACCAACGGATTTGAAATCTCGCTGCTCTGCCAATTGAGCTACGGGGGCATGAACTGTCATGTGCGAGGGAGCCACCCCCTTCCCGCGATGACCTTCGGGGACTCTTTCACGTTTTCACCTTCTTGTACCCGCGCGCGCACCGAAACCCGACGTAGTAGCTGCGAAACGACGGCGTGAACCAGAAGCGATTGGCCGCGCGCACCCAGGCAGGATCGTCGTAGTACCAACTCCCGCCACAAAGATGAATGCGGCAGTTGATGCCGAGGATGCTCATGTCCTACGCCTGGGCCGAACGAACATCCTCGTACACCTGTGCGAGGGCCGTGGGGGCCTCGTAGGTCTTGGTCCTGCCCTCCGAGAGGCGGAGGAAGACCTCGGATGCCTGTGCCGGGGGGAGCGCCCCGACGTGGACCCGTTCGAGGAGTCGCCCCGGACGGAGGATCGCCCGGTCGATGGCCTTGAGTTCCTGATTGGTGGTCGCCACCACGCGGAGGTCCAGAGTGGCACCCATGATGCCATCGGACAGATTCAGGAGGGCCGAGAGGCTGGCCTTTGCAGCGGTGTTGTTCTCACGGGCGATGAGGCAGTCGTCCGCGTCCTCCAGGATGAGGGTGAGGGGCTTGCCAGCCACCCGCTGATGGATGAGGCACAGGGTGAACTCGGGGCCGGAAAGACGGTCCATGAGGGACGGGGGTACCACGATGCACTTGCTGCTCCCCATGAGAGACCCGATGAGGGCGCGGATCATCCGGGTCTTACCCGTACCGGGTTCCCCCTCCACCAGGACCAGACGCCCTGCGGGCTCGGGCTTGTTGAGCTCGGTGACGATGCGTCCGTACTTCATGGCCACATCGGGGGTGTAGTTCTCGGGGGTGAACGTGTCACTCAGGTGCCCGATCTCTCGGACCACGTACTGCCCGTGCTCGAACGAGAACCCGTACACAGGGGGTACCACTACCGCCGGGGGTGCGGGCTCCAGCCACTCAGCCACGACGGCCCGGATCTCCTCCCCCAACACCTCACTGGACGCCACCCACGACAGGGTGACATCGCCCTTCGGCCCGGTCGTCCAGCTAATCAACTCACCGTTACCCGCTGCGTGGATACCGCCTGCGTGGGCACTGATCATGTGCCTGTAGTACACGAGGACACCCATCCCGCGGAGCTTGTTGAGGAACTCATCAACCCCGAACTTGGGGGTGCCCTGCATGTGACCCTGGACCGCACAGGTGCGGTCCATGAGGGCCTTCAACACCACAGGGATGTGCTCCTCTGCGAAGGTCTCCCCAAGGTGGCGCATGACACCTCGGTTGTCTTCCCACCACTTGCTATCCGACTTCATCTTCATTTCCATGATGCTCGTGTTACGCCAACCCCAACACGTCACAAGTCATGAACGTGCCCCTCATCGGTGGGGGTGAGCACGACGAATGTCGTCCCCAATGAGCACCAAGCCTTTGTCGTAGGTGAAGGAGGCCACCTCATACTCCCCCTGGAGGTCCGCCTTCCATGACAGGGTGGCCGTGCTGTCATCACAACCCTCCAAGTACAGCCCATGGGACGGGACCCATGAGGTCATCCCCCCACGCTCAAGGCTGTATGTCTCCACTTCCTGATTGAGGGACTCGTAGTAGAGGTTGAACTTGCCCTTCGGAGGGATCTTGAGGTCACCCCGCATCAAGTCGAAGAACTTGGAGGAGGGGAAGATCAAACTCTCCTGAGTCCGCCGCCAGTGGCGGACGATGGTGACCATGCCACTCCCCGGTCCCTTGATGGTTGCCTCGAATGAGTCAACGAGGCCTACCTGGAATACGTTGGAGGGGTGAGGGGGGAACCGAAGATCCTCGAAGGGGACCGGGGCACAGACGAAGAGGCGGATACTGGTGCGGAGGCGAGGGCTGGTGCGGGCGGACGAGTCAGGGAGCATCCACCACACTACCTGGGGGCCTACTCGGTGCCGTGGTCTGCACCCCGACCACTGTGGGTCGAGTTGTACTCGTGCATTCGGTTCACGATGGAGTTGATCGTCCGAAGATAGTGGGGACCGATCCGTCGGACTTCGGGGGTCGCCCCTTGCCGGGCGGGGTTGCAGAGACCCGTGCGGAACCGGAGAACTGCGCCGTCCCACGACCCACACCGGGTGAACCCACGGGACAACACACGAACGGCGCTCATGTGGGTGCCTGCGATGTGCCGGTGGTTGCGGTCGATGGGCGCTCCCCAGTTCCCGCCCTCGTTGATGTCACACCCCAAGTGGGTCTCTTGGAACGCCACCGCTGCTGTGAGCTCCACGGGAGGGACTGGAGCCCCTGGCTCGATGGGCTCCGAAACCTCGCGGAGTTGTTCCACGATCCGGGGTTGCTGGTCGATGATGCACTGGCGGTTGTTACCGCTCATGTGAGGGAAAATGGCGAGAATGGCGGCGAGGATGGTTTCAGGAGTCATGGCCAAGCCTTACGCCCACACTAGCCCACATCGCGTCAAAAATCGACACCCTTGAAAGTTTGACGCAATTTGTCAACCCCACCCTTGGACCAAATGTCCCCAGGATCTTTCCCCCGGTACCTGTAATCCACGGCTCTGACCCCCGCTTTGGTAAGCAGAGACAACGCTCCGGGACGGTACTTCCCGGTCTGTGCGTCGGTCCATCCGTGGGTGGCATTGCGCCCGGTCTCGTCGTTGTCGTAGACCATGTACACGGTGTTGGTGCAGTACCGAGCAAGGAACTCCACCGTGTTGCTGGAGAGGCCTGCACGAAGGGTGGCAAGAACGGCGTCCTTCTTGGGAATGGCCCATTCGAGGGCACCAAGATCCCAAACGCCTTCGACCACCCAGGCACACCCACCGTTCCACAGGGCCTCTGCCACCCGTGGGGTGTTGATGGCTACGGGGTTCCACAGGGCCTCGGGGAGCCTGAACTCCGACACCTTCTTCTCGAACCTGGACCGTGCTTCGATCCCGACAAGGGTGCCTGTCGGGCCCCGGAGAGGGATGGTGACCATCCCGTCCAGTTTCTCGCCGTGCTTGCCGTACCGGGAGATGAAGTTCTCGCTGGGTGCGGGGGTGGAGGAAGGAACCCATTCCCGGATGCCCAACCGCTCGATGGCCTCCGGGCTGGCCCCTCGCCCCAAGACGTACCCCTCACACTCCTCAGAAAGTGCGAGGGTGGCAAGGTGGGACTTGAGCCACTCCGCGATCTGAGAGCTCACCAGTCGCCCAGCACGGCCATCCCACGGGCCGGGTTGTGAAGGACCACGGTGTAGGTGTCAGCATCCCAGACACCGATGATGCCCAGGTACGAGCGGTCGCGAGGGACCATCACGGCACACCCTTCGGGAATCCAGGTGTTCTTGGCATGGAGCACCATATTGAGCCGGGGAGGTTTGTCGTGGTCGAGGGTCTCCACTGACTCCAACCCAAACGACTCCAGGTATTCCAGTGCAGCCTTCTCGCCCTCGGGGGTGTTGGGGAACGTGTTGCCCCATGAGCGTTCCTTCCCCTGACGGATGACCTCCATGACCATGGAGTGGTAGGTCTTGAAGATGTCCATCTGCCACGACCCACGGAGCATGGCCGACCGGACGACATCGCCTCTGAGGGGTGCCTCGATCCACAGGGGGCTCTTGTGTGCCGTGACAAGGTAGGGCGCCGTGTCCCCGTGCACAGGGATCTCCACGAACAGAGGTGAGCCCTTGACCCCCTCATGGGGCAGTCGAACCGCCTGAAGGAGTGTCACGGAGTCCCCCAGTAGTGGGAACGGATGGGGAATACCACCGCCCGGTAATGGGTCGGGTAGGCCACCATCGGGAGGGTGTACGTGACCGCCCCACCCTCGGGCTGGAGGTACAGCATCGTCACCGGAGGTGTCGGAGGAGCAGCCGGGTCGGGATCCACCATGGGGGGGACGATGGGGGCCGTCGCGTCAATAGCCCAGAGGAGCGCAGCCAAGTCCGGGTACCGAGTGGCGATGGTCGCCACGTCGGATGTCTTGAGGAACTTGGTGAACTCCTCCTGGACTTTCTCCTTGGTGTTCTTGAGAGAGAATTTCGGACAACGGGACGCCTGAAGCAGGCCGCCAAACGCCTCATCACACGGGATGTTCCCCCCGCCCCCATCCTGCAACAGCTTGCAGAAGTGGACCTCGCCCGTGGGGAGGTTCACCGAACCATTGTGGATGCAGTTCTCGGGACGGCAGGACAGGGCCGTCCGAACCGTGCGCTGAAGGTGGCGATATGTCACCTGTTGCAGCTTGTGGCGGACCTGTCCTTCGGTCTTCATCGGTCGATCCTCTGGAAAGTGCAGAACCCCTTGTTCTGCTTGATACGATACGCCCGGTCCCCTGCATCCACGAGGGTTGGATTGTGGGTCACCAGGAGGATGTCCACCCCCATCCGACGGCACAGGGTCTTGAGGAACAACGCCATGTTGTGGATGTACTTGTCGTCGAACGCTGGGAGCGTTTCGTCCAGGAACAACACAGGCCGCAACCCTCGACGGAACATGATGGCCAGCCTCAGGAGGATGGACTGCACGGTGGACACGGCACCGCCGAACCCGTCCAGGGACATCCCCTCGATGAGATCCCCATTGTCCTTGCGTTGTGTAGTGACAAGAGAGACGCTCACTTTGCCACGAACCACATCCACGTCAGCGCGCACCTGGATGTCCTGGTCGTTGAACACAGCTTTGACACCCTCAGACTGAAGGCTCTCGATGGCCTTGACCCCATCGGTGAGCTCACCGTCGATCATCGCGTGCAAGAGCACAGCGACGTGGTCGAGAAGTTGAATCTCGTCCTCGATGCGGGTGACCGAGGCCCGTGCGCTGGCGATGGCACTACGGACCTCATCACGCCGACCTTGAGCCACCCGGAGTTGGGTGGTCAAGTCCCTCAGGCGAGCTTGAGCCATGCGATGGTCGTCAGGTAGGTGTCCACACCCCGGACATCACGGATACGGACCCAGCCGCCCTTCTCACGCTTGGTGACCCCGAGGATCACCTTGGAGTTGTCATTGCCGTTGAGGAGCTTGACGATGTAGCTGTCCGCAACAGCAAACACAGGCATGTCTGTGATGCCACCCTCACGCTGGGTGAACTCCACCATCGGGATGGACTGGGACATGAGCTTCCCGCTCGGGTCGGTCATGGAGATGGTCACCTCGTCTCCAACGCGCTGGAAACGCACACGAGGCTCGTCCGTCTTGGCCCCCGACTGGAGGAGCTTGAGGCTCCCGAGGAGCTCCTCCTGGAAGATGCCCCACGACTGGTCATCTTCCAAGGACCAGTCCACGGGGAAGTCTGGGAACCGGTGGGCAAACACGGTCTCCCCGAACACAGCACCGTCTGACCGACGGATGAAGTTCGCGCGGTCGCTCTCCAGGATCTCCACGTCTTGACCCTTCGCCGTGGCGAGGAACGAGAGCACGTTGCCCAGATCCTTCACGTACACCCGGAGGGATGAAGCCTCCATGCCGGGCATCTTCACCAAGGACACTCCAGCGTTGTCCGTGCTGTACAGGATGCCCTTGCGGAACTCGGCCACACACAGGTGCGGGGCCTTGCTCTCCTGGTCGAAGATGAACTGCTTGGCGTGAGTGAACGCGGCGAACAGGCGGTCCGCCGCCACCTTCACCGTGAGCTTCGCGCCCGTGAGCACTTCGTCCCAGAACGGGAACAGCGCCGGGTCCAGGCTGTAGAACGGGACCGGCTTCCCACGGGTGGTGCGAATGCCGACCCCGTTATCCCCCACGATGATGTCCAGTACCTGATTGGCTCCCACCGTGGAGAGGATCGCGTGCAGACGGCGGGCCTCCACCGTGAAGCTCACGGCATCATCCACCTTGGTGTGGGGGACAAGGCACGAGGAGAAGGCGCTCCCATCGTAGGAGAGAACCTCCAGCCCACCGTCACGGGTGCGGAACACATAGTGGGAGGAGATGTCGCTGGACGACCCCACGGTCGTGCGGACGACCTTCAGGGCGGATTCAAGGTCGGTGCTGTTGAGGATCACTGGTGGTCACTTCCTGTTGATGTACGGGTCAAGGGCCGTCTCAGCCTCGGAGAGCTTCGCTTCAAGAGAGGCCACGGACTGTTCGAGGGTAGCCGCCAACTTGTCGATGACAGCACCAAGGTTGTCCGGGTCGAGGTTCTTCGACCGGCACTTCTCACGGAGGTCGTCCAGGGAGCGTTCTGCCTCTTCCAACCTCCCCAGAACCCTCTGGCGCTTCTGTGCAAGTTCGTCCCGGCGCTTGACTGCAAGGTCAAGGCGAGCCTTCAGGTCGGCGTTGTCACTCATGGCTTAGTGGGGGACTTTACGCCCGCGTCGAACCCAAACTCCACCATTCCCGTAGAGTTCTCAATCAGGTGCTCGACAGTGCCCTCCGCCACCACGGGGAGGGACTTGCCCTTTCGGGGCGTCGGGGTGTGGGCTGCGTCACAGACAGTGCGGAAATCGCAGTACCGGCATGCCTTGGATGAGGGTGATGGGTCGAACAGTTCCTTGGAAATGGCCCGAACAGTTTCCTTCGCCCGGACACCAAGGGCCTTGAGATCCTCTCGGGTGACCGGCACCTCTACCAGCCCGGTCCAGGGTGTCCCCTCGGGGTGGTCCTTCGGAGGTGTCCCCTCGGGGTATCGGAAGTACACGAACGCCAGACGGTTGGGCATGACGTTATACGCGAGGTAGAAAACCAGCGCATACCACCGAAGCTGGTCCGGGTCCGTGTGCTTGCCCGGAGTCATGGAGTTCTTGCCGTCAAAGATTATCACCCCGGTGTCGTCTCGACGGATGATGATGTCCGGGCGACCCCCCACGGGGGTGTACTGGTCCACCCAGCCCGTGAGATCCACCTCAGACTTGGCGTACGGACCCAGGAGCCTGTTGGCCTTCATCGTGCGGAGGAATCCGAAGATCCCATCCATGCACACTCTGAGAAGTTCTTGCTTGGGCGGCGACTGGGTCCAGTCCACGTAGTTCTCGTTGAGGGCAAACGCGAACTCCCGACGTACCAGATCTGTCAGGCGGTTGGTCAGGTTCTCCGGGTCACGCCACATCTCGTCGTTGTACAGGTGCTCCAAGGCCCTGGACAGCACGATCCCCATGACCGCATGGTGCTTGGAGTCGAGGGGTTTCTGCTTGGACCGTCCAGGACCTCGTCCAAGGTCCACACCGGGGTGCCCGTGTCCCCAGAGGTAGGCTCGGGGACAACGCTCATAAGTTTCAAGCGAAGTCCAGTAGAGGTGTCTCACAAGGGACACCTTACCCGCGAGCCAATCTGGTAGGTGTCCTTGATTGGGCAGTCAACGACCAGTCAACGACCCCCCGCCTTCTCGATGGCAGCGATGGCCCTCTCCCGCACAGGGTCGGGGACATTCGGGGTGTCCCGCACGATGTCGCACAGGGACTTCTGAGGCCCTGATGCCACCGCTTCGGAGAGGTGCTCGACGAACTCCTCGATCATCGTCTGCTGGAGCACCTCCTTGTCCTTGAGGAACAGGTCGAACACCTTGTCCGCCGGGGCATGGGGGACGGTGACCTTCTCCGCGGTGAACCCATCCAGGTCAAACCGCAGCACGGCCACGGAGGGGACGCGGTCGATGGAGTCTTGGGACAGGGCCCCACGGGTGAGGCTACCAATGTTCACCACGGTTGCGCCACCTGGAGTCTTGGTGATCCCCTGGTCCTTGTGCCAGTGGCCAAAGCACCAAACCGACACGTCAGGGTAGGCGTCCAGCATGTCGTACCGGAGCACGTCCTCCGCATCGAACATGGTGGCGTGGGTGGGGCTGGCCAACAAGTGCCCGGCCACCACCAAGTAGTCCTCGTCACCCTTCTTGATGCTGGCGAGACGGGTCAGGTCGTACTTCACCCCGTGGTACGGAACGCCCACCACCCGGACCTTCAGTGCGGGGGGACTTCCACGGGTGGGGCCAGGGATGGTGAACACGGCTTCGTGCTCGTCATACAGCCGCTGGAACACCTTCGCGGCGTACAGCACACCCAGGGGCTGTTGGGGGAGGTAGCTGTAGTCCCCGTACACGCAATCGTGGTTGCCGACGTTCGCGTACACAGGGCACGGGTAGTCGCCGTGTGCGATGATCGCCCGTTGGATCAGCAAGTGGGAGTTGCGGCCTGGGGCCTTGATGTCGAAGAAGTCACCCCCGTCGATGACCGCACGGGCTCCTACATCCTTGGCGATACCACCCACTCGGGCGATCTTCTCCAAGACGGTGTCGGTCCAGTTGTCAGTGCGGGATCTGGGGGTGTGATCCGACAGGTGGATGTCGGTTCGCCACACGAGCGTGATGGGCATGGTAGGGAGACGTTACGCCTGAAGGTTCCTCACGGCCCGCAGAGCGTAGGCTTCACCGCAGATCCCGACAGAGAGGTACTCGGAGGGCATCCAGGCGTATCCGCCATCGCCCCAGGACTCCCCCCACGAGTTGCGAAGACGGAACATCACCTTCATCCCCGACCGCTTGTACCCCACGAGGGTCACGGCGTGGCCACCGACGATAGGGGCGCCGGGGAGGGGGAGAGTGCCCCCAGGGACGGCATCCCATGCGTCGGAGATCTGGACACCGATGGCCACAGGGAACCCCGCGGCCAGAGCGAACATCACCTGTCCGGGGTCGATGATCAGCGGGTCACTGTTGACCAGCCTCGGTGCGTCATGAGGGAGGTCCGCAGGACGGTTGACCCAGTCTTGGGTCCACGACATGATGTACTGGAGCTCGGGCTCGTAACCCCGACGGAGGGCTGTCACCCCGTCCGCAAGGAGTGCCCCAGCGTCCTCCATGATGGTCCCTTCCATCGCACGCTCCCGGTAGTAGAGGGCCATGCGGTCAGGACGGATGGTGGGCAGGCCCTGATGGGCCTGGAGGATCTCCACGCACCCTGCGAGGGCGTGGGCCGTGCAGCTACCGACTCTTCCCTGGTCATAGACCGGGGGGAGTCCTCCGAGAAGGACTTCGAGAGGGAGCCCATCGAAGCCCCTGCCAACCGGCGGGATTCCGACGTGCAGTCGCCCGAGGGACTGTGGGTTTCGCCACCCCAGGGGGCGGCCACCCGGAGTGGCGGGGAGGCTCACTGAGCCACCGGGCGAAGGTTGTTCAGGACCGGACGGAGAACCCGGCCCTGTGCCATGGCCGAAGTCTCGATGACGCGCACCTGGACCATCGGGCCCTCACCGATGCTGGCATAGCCAGCGTCACGCTGGCAGGCCGGGACCAGTTGATCGACCACGGCACCCAGGGACTGGATCACCGGAATGAGGGTGTTCCCCATCCCGATGCCGTTGTTCGCGAGAACTTGGGCGAGGGACACCATCGCCGTGGTCACGCCACCCACCGCGGCGTACGCCACACAGCGGTCACCGCCCCGTGCGTTGTACGCATCCAAGGCCGTCTGGAGGCGACCCGCTGCGTCCTGCACCGCCACGAAGGACCGGTCAACGACCGGGCGAACATCGGCGGGGACGAGATTCCCCACGATGAGTTGGGCCGCGGGGATCGACCACGCGATGGTGTGCAGGACCGTTGCGACGGTGTCCGTCCATGCCGAGGGGGTGGAAACCCCCGCGTCACTGGGCGGAGGGGTGGGGTGGCACGACGCCACCATGAGAGAGGCTGCGAGGAACAGAGAGAGTAGACGCTTCACTTGGTAGGCTCCTGTGTCGGTGCGGGGGGTGTGGGTGCCGCGGGGGGTGTGGGTGCCACGGGTGCCGCGGGCGGGTTGTCGCCCCAGGGCTGGACGAGGCTGGTCCCGACCACGGGCCACTTCAGAGTGCCCGGGGCATCGCGGCGCGTGAGTGCCGACAGGCGGTCGAGCACCTTGTTGAACATCTTCCCCACAGGGCCAGCGGCCACCTTCGCGGGGAGGAGTCCGTTGATGAACGAGACAATCGCCACGGCGACCAGGATGGTCTCGTAGGGGTTGGCAAGAATCCAATGCCAGATGGCGGTGAGGAATGTCATGGCGCGACCGTCCTTGGTGTTGATAGTGGGTGACCCCCACTATCAACACCTGCCACAGATAGGACAGTCACCGACCCCACCGAGGATGTCGTGGACTTCATCCAGAGCCTCCTTGCACTGGATTTCAAGCCTACTTACCTCGGTGTGCAGGTCCGCACACAACTTGGTCCTTGCGGAGATGTCCCGCTGAAGGTGCCGGTACTCCTCCAGGGTCTGCATTTGACGCAGAGCAACCCCTGCATCCATGAGGGGGGAGGAGAGTGCCTCTCGGATTTGCGCCCCATGTTTGACCATGTCGGTCAACGGAGCCATCTGATCCCTGAGTCCACGGATGATGGTGAGAGCCTGTGCGACTTTCTCGGCACGGACCACCGCGGTTTCATCGGGCAAGGTGATGGCTGCGACGGGGGAGAGTTGGGCTTGGACAGCGTGGGCGGCATTGAGCTTGAGGGCGAGCTCACGGACCTCAGTGAGGGCCTTGAGGTCCGTGATGAGACCCTCTGCACCCAAGGGCATCTCGACCCACCGGACCGGGAGGAGCTCTCCCACGGCATCCGTGAACGTCTCGATGGCGTCCCGGAGGGATGTGGTTGTGGTCAGTTGATCCTGGATGGATGACACCTCCCGGTCGAGGATGTCGGCCTCTCGGGTGAGCATCTCGACCACGTCGAGGCCAGCGTAGGTGGACTCCTGTGCCTCCAGCTTGGCCACGTCCGCGACACGGACCTTGAGCTCTGTTCCCAGCCCGCGGCGCTCAGACTGAGTGTTTCTCAGGGCCTCGTTGAGCACCCCCACACGGGTCACGTCCGCGATGGACTCTGCCAGAACAGAACCGGGCTGGTCCAGGAGGAACACCTGTCCTGTGAACTGGTGGGCGAACTGAGGCCAGAGCTCACGCCCTGCGGCCTCGATGGGGAGGATCCCCAGGGACTGGACCTCAGGTGGAGGTACCCCAGTCCCCACCTTGTTGAGGGTCTTCCCGTCCACGGTGTAGCTGTTGACCTTCTCGCCCTTCTCCCAGACGAGGGTGCGACCGTCACCGAACGTGACAGTGACGGTGCATTGGTCTTTCCCGTGGCGGACGAACTTGGTGCCTCTGGCGTTGGTGACAGCCCCGTACACCGCACGGTGAAGCGCGCTCTTGCCCCCGTTGTTCGAGCCCGTGATGACGGTTAGACCCGAGACCTCGATCTCGGAGTCCACGATGCTTTGGAAATTCTGGACCCGGATCTTGACCGTCATGGGGATATAGTACGCCCGTGAACTACTCGGCGTCGGACTCTTCGGCCTCAGCCATGGCTTCCGCAAGGGCCTTCTTCGGGCCACCGCTCATGGAGTCCACCATGGCCATGAGCTCGTCAGTGTCGATGTTCTCCGCGGCATCCGTGTCCTGGATGACCGGGGGCGCGGCCATGATCTTGGGAGTCACCTGTGCGAACAGGGCTGCGAGGAGCTTGGGGTCCTCCCGGAGGATCTTGAGGAACTGAGCCATGCCCTGGACCCTCACCTCTCCGTTGGGGCCTGTCGGCCATGTGAGCCACGAACCCGACTTGATGACGATCTTGTAGTTGGTGGCGAGCTCAGCCACGGAGCGGGCGTTGTCGATGCCCAGACCCGCGGTCATGTAGTACTTGAACTCGTTGTGAGCCGAGTCCGAGACCTTGTTCTTGTCGAGCTTCAGGATCACCTGGGTGCCGATGACCTTGTCCTCCATCTTGTTGGTGAGGGGGTCGAACACCTTGCCCTTCTCCTTCTGGAGAACCCGGAGGGAGAGACGGAGGCTGGTGTAGAACTTCCACGACTCGCCGCCCTGGGGGGCGCTGTCCGGGCCACCGCCCGACATGGACGACATGGTCTTCCGCATCTGGGAGATCGCGAGGATGGTCGAGTTTGAGCTCGCCATCTGCCCCTTGACCTTCGGAAGGAAGTCGGACCACGCCGCAGCGACACGTCCAGGGCGATCCTGCTCCCCCACCTCATCCACGGCTTGGTTGACCTGCTTCTCGGGCTTGCCAGCGCCGACGGAATCGAGGACGATGAGGTCCACGCCCTCGGAGATCATGACGATCATGGTCTTCATCCCCTCCTCCAGCGTGTTGGGCTGGATCAGGATGAACCGGGTGTCGTCCCCGATGGGCACACCGAGGGACTCCGCGTAGCGGGGCTCCACCTCGTGCTCCCAGTCGATGTAGCAGACGGTTCCGCCGCCAGCGCACACGCTGGCCGCGATGGTGAGGGCCAGCGTGGTCTTGCCCGCGCTGTTGGCCCCGTAGAGTTGCGTGATGCGTCCGCGGGGGATGCCAGGGCACGGCGCGATGCCGTGCTTGTTGATCTTGCCACCGATGGCGAAGTCGATGACGATGGATCCCGTGGGGATGTGCGGGATGGTCTCCTTGAGCATGTCCAGGGAGAGCGGGACGACGAGATCCTCCTTGAGGACGGTCTTGAGGGCCGAGCGGGCGCGGGTGAGGGCACTCACTCGGGGCGCCGCGGCGGCGGATCCCTTGGTCCCGATCCGTGCCTTGGTGGGGGGGGCAGTTTCAGTAGTCTTGACCATTGCGGGGCTGTCCTTGTTGTGCGGTGTCAGTTGAGGGACGGAGAGGGGAGGCCGCTAGCATTACGCCCACTCAGGGGGAATCCTGGGACCAGCGAAAGAACCGATCCTCCTCCCGGTAAATGAGGCCTGACTTCTCGGTCTTCCCAGCCTTCTTCCCTCGGGTGAAGGTGTGGACCTTGGAGAAGTATTCGCGCTCCACGGGGGTGAGATCCGTGTCGGAGAGGGCACCGTCGAGGTACTGCCAGAACCTTCCTGCGAGGCGCCCCACCAAGTAGGCGTCTGCCTCGTTGTGGTTGACGTTCTTCCCCTTCCCCCCGAGGTCGTGCTTCATCGCTGCGACCATGTCGGGCTTCATCATTACCCACTTGTCGGGTCGTTTCAGGGACTCACGGGCGTGGGCCTTGACCTGGAGAGGTGAGAAGAACACCACGTCACGGCGTTCGAGCTTGAGGGCTTCGTTGGAGTACACAAACAGCGAGTACATACCCTCAGAGTAGCTGCCACCGAAAAATGGGGACTCAATCCCAACACGGTCCGGGTTGTGCGTCTGAATCAGAGTGCGGAGTGTTTCCCGCATAGTTGTGTACCGATTCACGAAAGCCATGCTGGACGGAGTTTGGATCCTCCCGCGGGCCACACATCGGGCGATGCCTTCCGCACAAGTGTCATGCACCGCCCACCCATAATTGGTGAGAGAGGGGTCACACCCAAGCACAATCACCGCTGCCTCCAGGATTTCCAGCTACGGATGTTGGAAATGGTCTTGCGGCTTACTTTGTGTGCCGCTGCCAAAGCCTTTGGACCCCTCGGATCGGACCGGATAGACTCCACATCCACCCATGTCAGCTTGGCATTACCATGCCGGTCACCGCGGTTATCCCTGCTCAGTGGGATCTTGTCCGCCTCATTCCCCTGATATGTGTCCCACCGAAGATTGCTCAGGTGGTTGTTCTTGCTGTTGCCGTCCTTGTGGCAACCAACCATCCCCTGTGGGGGATGTCCCTTGAACGCAATCAGTACCAGCTTGTGGACCAACCTTGGTGTTTTCCTACCTGAGTCCTCAACAACATTCACAGCCAAATGAACCCGCCCGGAACCTGTCAACAACCGTGGGTGATCCGCCCTACCCCATCGAGCCTTCCTCCATGAGCGAACCCGACCAAAATTTGACGCTTGATAGTAGGACAGGCCAGGGATGTCCCGCCACTCCTCACCCTCAAAATCAACTGCAACAGGTCCCATGAAGACACTCCTGATAGGTGAAAGGCCCAGTAGGAGTTCCTACTGGGCCTCTCGGGTGGGGGGTCCGGGGCAGGAACTACGTCACAGCCCTCGCGTGTCCCACCTCACTTGAGCATCTCGTCGAGCATCCCATCGAAGTCGGCGCTGTTGCTGGAGACGGCGCCACCGCGGTCCCCAATCGGGGAGGCACCCCCGCCCTTGCCGAGCTTCTCGCGGATCTGGTCGAGGGAGAGATCCTGCGCGATGTCCCGAGCGAGGGTCGACGCCACGGCAGCCGCGGCGTCAATGATCTGCTTGGCACGAGGAGGGTTCTTCTCCAGGAGCTTGCGGAACAGGCCCTCCTTGCAGGGGGAGATGTCGATCTTCTGGTACTGCGAGTCGGTGCAGGCCAGGGTCATGTCGTGACACCCGAGCGGGAACTCCTTGTGCCGGGCCTCGATGGCCCGGTACTTGTCGGTGCTCATGATCCAGGGCATCACGTCGAACTGCCCCGCCGCAAAGCGGTTCGCGTCGAGGGTGCCGCGGCTGTCCGTGGGCCACACGCACAGGATGGTGGCGCAGTACATCTTGGACGGCGCCCCCCCAGCGAGCTTGACCCACTCGGGCCCCTTGTCCATGAAGTACCCGACGCCCTGAACGTACAGGCGCTTGCACCCGATGAACTTGGGCGACGGCCACGGGCCATCGCTCTTCGCGTCGGGCCCGATCTCGGGCTTGCCTTCCTCCAGGCCCTTCCAGTACACGAAGGACACGCGGGTGGTCTCACCCTCCTTCCCCTTGTACCGCTTGCTCTTGGCTCCGACGCCGTCGTCGTTCTCTCCGAATCCAAACTCCATGATCGCCTGTGACATACTCTTACCTCCGCGAGCTTGGTCGTTGGTTGATGGACAGTGCTCGCACGCTACCTTACGCCCACGCTGATACCCCAAACAGTGGAATCAGCCAAGAAGGGTCGAAAACAGGTCGTCGTCGATGCCACCATCCTCGAAGATGGTGGCGGGCTTCGACGAATCCGCGGTGGGGTCGGGGATGCTATTCAAGGCGCCATCCACGGCGCCATCCACGGCCAGTTCCGCGTCCCCTGAGAACCTCTCGGGGATGGCAGCGGGGTCGCTGGCCTCAGTCTCGGGGTCACCCGGAATGGGGAGATCCTCCTCGGTCGGAGGAAGTTCCTTGGCCTCGGGGAGTTTCTGTGCGTGCTTGTCCCGAAGCACAGTGGCGAACAGGTCATTCACCTCAGCCTGTGCCGGGTCGAGTGCAGACTCATGGAGCTTGCGGACGTTGGGGAACGAACGGCCCCAACGTCCTCCCAGGGAGATTTCCTCCTGGCAGACCTTGAGTTGGTCTTTCAGACGTCCCTGTGCGTCTTTCAGGTCGGCGCGCTTGGCCTTCACCACCACCACAACCGCAGAAAGATCCTCGACACACGCCGTGAGGCGGTCAATCTCTTCGGCCTGTGGCCGGAGGCGGTGGCTCGCGATGGCCTCACGGTCCGCCACGTTCCGGCCCATACGGACCTCAGGGTCGTTCGCGAACAGGTCCATCTTGGCGAGGTGCATGTCTGCCTTCGCCGCCCGGAGGGCCTTCTTGTACCGGTGCAAATCCTGTGAGAGGGACAGGAAAATCCGCTCGCACCGGGTGAGAAAACCCCTGCACTCGGAGATCTTCTGGTTCAGCCTCTTGGGGCCGAGCTCCAAGGGGTCGGCGTCGAGCTCCATCTGCATGGTGGCAAGGTCCGTGTAGAACCCGTCCATCCTGACAGGGTCGAGCGCCGGGTCACTTGCTGTTGTCGGGTCCATCGGGTTCCTGGTCCTGCATTGACGCCAGGACGCTCACCAGCATCTGGCTGTAGTTGCTCTTGGTGATCGCGATGTTGCTCTCAGCCACCGACTTGGGGAGGTTACCACCCGCTGCGGCGTTGCGGTACGCGGCGATGTCTGCTTCGCGCGCCACCAGCACCGATGCCACTACGGCCTCCTGCATCGTCATGCCAGTGACGCTGCGGGCATCGTCCCCCTCATCCATCACAGACACCACGCCTTGACCTCCGTCCTCTTGAGTGGATCGCCAGGATGCGCTGAACCCGGCGAAGCTGTCTCCACGCTGACCCTTCACACTCCGAGTGGCGACCACCTTGGTGAACACCAGCCCAGCCTGTACCCGCTTCACCAGCGCCCGGATCTCATTTTTGGTCATGTACACGCACCTCTCGCGGGAAGCATTACGCCCGAAGACGCTGTGAAAACAGCGTGTTTCGAGCGTCCTCACGGTTGTTGTTGATGGCGCGCTCCATCGCCCGATGCGTCCCGAGGAGGATGACCTTCTTCTTGGCGCGCGTGATGGCTGTGTAGAACAGGTTCCTCTGAAGCTGGTGAGAGAACCCCTCCACAATGGGCATCACCACCACGTCACACTCCAGGCCCTGCATCCGATGGACGGTCACGGCATACGCAAGGCGGAGGAGCGACCGTGCTTTCGCGACGGGGATGCGAACCATGAGAACAGGAGGGCCGTGGATCTTGATCTCGATCTCCTTGGCGTTCTTGTCGATGAAGTTGACCTTCGCTACGTCACCGTTGAACACACTGAGCTTGTAGTCGTTCTTCGACACGATCACCCGGTCCCCCTCGCGGAGAACCTCTCCACCAACAGTCACCTCGTGCAGCCCGTGCTGTGCCGGGTTGATGGCCTCGCGGAGGCGGGTGTTGAGGTTGGTGACCCCGAGAGTGCCCGCATGACGGGGGGAGAGAACTTGGAAGTTGGCCCGTTGCGCGTAGAGCTTCTCGGACAGGGCCACGATGGTCTGGAGGATCTTGTCGTCGTCCGTCATCGGGATGAGCCCAAAGTCCGACTTCAGTGGGGCCTCAGGGATGCGGCCGTGGAAGATGTCGTGCGCCGCCGTCACGATGGGGGAGGTGTCCGCTTGGCGGAAAATCTCTGTGAGGGCCACGGTGGGGAACTTTTCCGATGCGATGAGATCCCGGAGCACATTGCCCGCCCCCACCGACGGAAGCTGTGCCGCGTCGCCCACGAACACCAGCCGGGTGTCCGGGCGTGTGCACGTCAAAACCCTGTACAGAAGGGCTTGGTCCACCATTGAGCTCTCGTCGATGACCACCACCTCCGCGGGATGGGGGTTGCTGGCGCTGTAGCCCCACTCCTCACCCTCCCCGTCCGAAGTGGTGCCGTCGGCAGATGCCATCCCCACCACGCCCGCGTAGGTGGACTCCCGACCGTCCTCCGTATCGGTCCCCTTCGCCTTGAAGGCCCGGTGGATGGTCGCCGCACTCACACCGGTCACAGACGCCACACGCTTCGCGGCGATCCCCGTGGGCGCAACCACCAAGGGTTGTACCCCCGCCTCGTGGAGAAGGGTCAAGGCCATGCGAAGGCTGGTGGTCTTTCCAGACCCAGGAAGACCCGTGATGATGGACACAGACTCGGTCAGGGCATTGAGGACAGCCTCGGACTGCTTGGCAGACAGCCCGATCCCGAGGTTGGTGCCCACCTGTGCAAGGTACCTCTCACCCGCTTCGCGCAGCGTGACCCCTGGGATTTCCGACCCGAGGATAGCCGTGGCGTACCGGGCGGCACGGTCAGGGGGGATGGCCGCAGTAGTGAGCCGCTCTTGGAGAATCCTGGCTGAACCATCTTCGGTCTTGAACGCCCATGGGTCGTAGATGGCCGTGACCCCAGGGAACGAACGGTCCACGACCACCTTGGTGTCGTCCATGAGGGACTTGAGCCCCCCCACGATGTCCCTGTCCGTCATGAGCGGGTCGAGGGGACGCACCGACCCGAGGAGCTCCCCAGTGGTGAGGTACAGGTGCCCGCTGCCCTTGGACGACTTCGCCGCGTATGCGATGGCCCCCTTCACCCGGTTGATGTTCGAGGGGGATCGGCCCAGACCCAGCCGCTCTGCCACCATGTCGCAGTCCTGGAAACTCACCCCGTCGATCTCGATCAGTCTCCAGGGGTCCGTGGAGAGGACGTCCTGTGCAGCATCGCCAAACACAGACCACACCTGACGGATCTTCCCCTGTGGGAGACCCATGTCTCCGAGGTATTCCAGAGTCTGGAACTGCGACCGAGCGATCCGCCACTTGAGGGCAATGTGCTCCGCGATGAACGTGGTGACGCCGGGCACCGTCTTGAGCTTCTCCGGGTCAGACAGGGCCGAGAGAAGCTGGCCCTTGAATGTCTCGCGCACCCTCGCGGCGAGCGCGCTGCCGATTCCCTGTGACAGCAGCACCTTCTCGCAAGTGTCGTCATCCCACCCGTTCTTGAGAACGGGTGCGCGGGTGATCTTCACCTGATGGCCGTACTTGGCGTGGTCGTCCCACACCCCCTCGAACCCGAACCAGACACCAACGGCAATCTTCACCCCAGGCACTTCACCCCGGACGGTAATAATGCTGGATGTGTCGGGGTGGGTCGGGGAGAGAGACTCGGCGTCCAGAGACATCCGAAGGATGTAGAACGCCTTGGCTGAATCATCGTGGCGGATCGAATGGACGCGCCCCGAGAAGTACGTCGGGGCAGTCCGGGAGGTCGGGGGCATAGACTACATTACGCCCCCGGGTTGGATCAGAGGTCGCAGGAGCCACCTGAACATGCCAGCACTGCCGCTCCCTCACCCTCATCACGGGTCTCGTAGAACGGGAGAACAGTGAAGTCCACCTTGGGCATGGTGAGCATAGCCTCGTGGTACTGCTCCTTGGTGATCTCGGCGTACGGGGGGAGCCGGTACTTCGTGCCCGACTCGTCGAAGTTCAGGAATGACAGGCCGGTGACTTCATCGAAGTTGTCCCAGAGCCACTGACCCACCTCCCTCCACTCCTCGTCACGGACGTAGATGGTGGCCGACTGGTTGTGGCCCTTGGTGCTGCACCACGTCCGCATGATCTGGAGGTAGCGGTTGCACTGGTCGATGGCCTTCTCGTGGTGACGCAGCTTCGCACCCTCGGGGGCCTTCACCGGGAACCGGGCCACCCACACATCCACCTTGTCGTCATCCAGATGCTCCTGCCCGTTCTCCTTGAACAGGGGGACGCCCTGGTCGCGGATCAGGTGGAACAGGGGGTCCTTGGCCGAGATGCGGACGTGGCGGAAGTAGTAGGGCGCATACCGGGGGTGGAACCCCGAGGCGCAATCGACGAACTGCGAGGAGTTTCCGCTGGGCTTGCCACAGGTGATGGCCGCGGGAGGGTTGGTCTTGAGGTAGGCGGTGGCGATGAGGGCGGTCTCGCAGGCTACCTTGTTGAGGAAGGACATGGCCTCCTCGTTCTCCGAGAGGGTCGGGTTGTCGCACTGCCCGGTGATGTCCACACCCAGGAGGTTGTCCTCCTCGCAGAGTTCCTTCCACGCGGGGCGGAGGTACGGGAAATGGGTGAAGGAGGCCTGGATAGCCCCCAGCCACGTCGCGATCTCCACCTTCTCAACCATCGTCTCGACGGTGTCCCAGGGACGCATCACTGCGGCAGTGAGGTTGCAGAAGCTCCCGCCACCACCAGCGCCAGTCCACGGATCATGGGCCCGCTTGAACCGGAGCTTGATCTCAGCGCACGGGTTGCACCGGAAGTCGCCACCACGCTTCGCGACGTTGGGGGGGGTGACGCAGAAGAAACCGCGCTCTCCAGACCCCGACGCTGCCAGGGACTCCCACTCCCGCCAGAACACCTCGGAGGTGGGGCGCTCGTGGTAGACGGCGCTGTTGTTGGCCATGTACCGGATGGCGGGGAACTGTCCCTTGTTCCAGTCCTTGGCGTCGCGCATCTCGGGATCATCCACGTCCGAGAACGAGATGAGGGACGCCCGGCGGAACCCCCCCACCATCACGATCTCTGCGATCATGCACATGATGTCGTGAGCTTCGATGGGCTTCAGACGCCGACCCGATGCGTTGAGGCAGGTCTCGTAGGCGAAGTCCAGCACCCGCTGGAGGGGCTCGGGCCCCGACGCACGACCCCCCTTGGTCTTGAGGCGTGACCCCTTCTCCCGAATGAGGGAGTAGTTCCAGTTCACCTTGCGGCCCAGGTGGTACTGCACCATCCCGAAGTACACCGCGTCGGCCCACCCCTCGGTGCTGTCACCAATGATGTAGTCGATGCTGTCGCCCGTGGGGCGGGCAATCTCCGGGAGGTTATTGACGAACGTACGCTCCACAGAGAAGCCCACGCCCGTCCCCTGCATGAGGACGTACAACCCCTCGCTGAACGCCCTGAGGTTGTCGATGGGCAAAAAGCTACAGTTGAACCCGCAGACGTTGTCCCGCTCCATCGCAGGGCCCGCACACCACAGAGCACGCATCGAGGGGAGCACGTCGAGGCTCAGGATGAGCTTCTTGATCCGAGGACGAAGGCTGTCCGGGATCTTCCGAGACTCGAAGATGAAGTCCACGTACCTGCCTGCCGTCTCTGGCCAGTTCTCCCTCCGACGGGCCTCCTCCATCCACCGCGCATACGTGCGCGTGTAGACGAACTCACTCAAAAGATTGGGAAAAGAGCTCCCGTCGAGCATAGATCACTCCTCACTCGTGAACAGGCGTAGGGGGTTTGCAGGGATTGGGCCGGGATGCCCCGACGCACCCACCCTGGAGGGGGGTACAGAAGCGGGGGGTATCAACCAGCAACCGAGATGTCACCGGGCCAATCGAAGGACGCCAGACTCCAAGATCCCCCAGGGATTGAGAGACCCCGAAAACACTGCTTCTTGGGACTTTGAGATGACACCAAGCAAGTCCCGGCACCCATCGACACCCCAGTCCCGAGCACTGGGGAGCACCTTATGCTCCCAGTACCACGGAGATGACCCTACCCTCCCGGCAGCACTCGCTGGGGACACTCCTTTGCCATGTAGGTAGCAGGCTTGGAGCCAACGGAGCACCGCCGGAGTGAGAGACTTTCCGCACACCTCGATGGTGGGGTCTCCCTTCTTGGACTTCTTGTACCGAAGAAGCTCATCTGAGATGAGCCGTCGATTTCGAGTACCAAGGGCGTCCACCAGGGTGCTCCCGTCCAACTCCGTGAGTGCTGCCATGGAGGCCTTGATGTGAACTGGCTCCATAGTCGTCACCCCCAGCGCCTTTGCAAGATGCAGGGCCTTGTCGATCTCGAACGAGACCACCCCGAGGTCGTTGCCCACCTTCTTCACCAGCGCCCGTGCGAGTAGGTCTGGGAGGGTGACACCCCGGGCACGACAGAGCTCACGGGCATAGTCCGCGGCGTGCTCGTCCAACTTGTAGAACGGAGGGAGGGAGAACATCTTGGTGTTCGCCGCAGGGAACCCATCGAGAATGCCACCGCTGGGCTTGTCCTCCTCTGACACCAACAGCAGCAACAAGTGCGGGCTGGGGTCACGGAAGTGGTCCGCCACATCCTCGGGGGCCACCTTCTCTGGCCGGGTGATCACCACGAGTGTGGGGTTGGAAAACAGCACCCCTACGGACGAGATGATGCCCTGTAGGGCATCGCGGTCGGACCCATCAAGCGGGTGGATGAGGTACCCATCCCGAGAGAACCTGGAAATGAAGTCACGGACGAACACCCTCCGTCGGTGTCCGTCCGTGCCTGCCACCAAGAGTGCCGGAGGATTCGTCACAGGCACAGGGATGCTCGGTGATCTGCTTGAAGGAAACTGCTCACCACCCTCGCCGGGGTGATGGGTGCAGGACCAAACAGATCCCGCAGCGTATCCCAGAGGTGGGTGTACTTCGGGTCAGGGGTCGGAACAGACACCCCTACGGCCACCCGGTCCACGAGGGACCGGAGGAGGATGTCCATGTTCTGGTTCTCCCCCTTGAGCTCCTCAACCAGGGTGACCCAATCCCCCTCTATGTAGGACTTCAGCACCAACTGGGAGGACTCCTCGTAGCCCTCAAGCCGGGGGTCAACGCCCGGACAGAACTGGAGGACACACCGTGACTTGAGGGTGTTGGCAACACCACCAAGATCCCACGCCCAGAGGAACGGTCGAACCCCTCCGGGGTTGAAATCCTCGATGGTCTTCAGGAGGACATCGCTGGTGGCCGACGACACCTCGTCTACAGGTCCAACAAGGACTGAGCCCGTCCGGGCTCCACCTGGAAGTCCTCGGGAAATCAGAGAGGTGAGCTCACGGGCACCCTCCTTCTTGAGGTCAGACCCCGTGAAGGGAAGAAGCCTTCCGTGGGCAAGAGCCGCAGTGTGACCCACAGTCTCAGCATCAGGTCCGTGATACAGGACACACGAGGTAGGGATATACACGGGGAACCCTACAAATTGCGGGACTGGCGGTTTCTCAGGAAGGTGCGGAACCCTCGGGAGGAGTGACGGTCAGCCGGGTCGGCTCCACCAGCGATTCTGCCCTTGTAGGTGTTGACCCCACATTTATCCGAACGGTGACTTCCCCCACAAGTAATCAGTCTCAGTTGGTTGGGAGGGCCCATCCCGCGACTTACGCCCCATTACGAACCTCACCCTGAGAAATTCACCAGGGGGAGCCACCGAGATGCTGTGAGGTTCCTTCGGAGGTGCGCCTCCACAAGGTTCCTGGACATCGGGTTCCTCCAGCCGTTCACGTAGGGGGGAGGGTTCGCCAACAGTTCCGTGAGGGTCGGGACGACCACAGCCTCCCAAAGGTCTCCGTGCCACATGGCCTGAGAGGGCTGAAGGATCACAAACCGTGAGGGGTGTGCAGGAGTAGTGGATGGGAACACCGCCCACAAATCTCCCCGCAACAAGGACCAGCAGTCCCTCACCAACTCCTGGAAGGGGATCTGAGTCTGGTCCAGGTTTGAGGTGCTCACCCTCACCCACAAGGATAGAGGAGCTACCCAACGGCAAAAGTCATCCTCCCCACCCCCTTGCTAGGTGGTGGATTCCACAGTCCCGATGCTGGTTCGTCTCCGACGAGGGTGTCTACCTGGGTGTCGTTGCTACTACCACTACTACTAGGAGTACAGGTACAGGGATGGTGATGACCAAGAACAGAGGAAGAGAGAACAGAGGGAAGACCAAGAGAAGGAGAACCAGAAGGAGTACAGGGAGAACCAAGGGGAGGGGAAGAGCATGGTGTAGTTTGGGTGGTGGTTCTTGGTGTGTAGTGATTGGATCTAACTACCTTCACCCCTTGAATCCCTTCTACGGTCTACCCTTACGGTGCAGACTTGTTCCCTCTAACATCCAACGGGAACTGGGGGGCTTGGAAGGCAGTGGAGAGCGAGTCTTACGTACCTCTCTCCGGGGCCTCTTTCGTAGGCACCTAGCTGTGGAACCTTTGGGGGGGCCCGTAGGGCAGGTGGATCCCGATACTCACCAGGAGGGGGGGGAGTCGGACCCACTGGCCTTCTCAGGGGCTTGGGGGTCTACCTCGTTGGTGTCTACAGGAAGCCTGGGTCCGTACGGTGATCCTCGGCAGCGTCCACTAGGAAGCCGGTTTTAGCGACCTCTTCTGCGGCCTTTCGACCTGGAGTCCGTCAGGCACCCCTGTTGGTGAGGTGTCTGTCTTTCCCCGGGCTATTGTTCCCATCACGAGCCCTTTCCAGGGGGCCGGTATCAGGGAGGTCCAGACCGGGAGGGGTCTCCACTCCCCCACCTCGTTGGTCCTGGGGGACTCACGGGGGGTGGGGTGACGATCAAGGTCGGATGTAGACCCAGACCCTTGGGGATGTCAACGAGAAAGTCTCAAAATCGTGACGTGCCACACGAGGATCAGGGAGAACGTCACGAGGACACCTCGAAGGAGTGTCCTCCGGGTGTGGATGTCTCCCGCGGGAGACCCCACGAGGAACGACCTCTCCAGGAGGTTCAGGCCCACCCAGAACAGCCACCACTTCAGGGACGCATACACCACGGGGGACACCCCCCAGGCAGCCCGCATGAACCAGTTGACCTCGGTAGACGACCCCCTCGTGAGGGTGTGCGCCGTCAGTACCCCGTCGGTGTAGTTCAACCACATGCACAGGTCTTGGAGGCCACGGACCCCTGTGGGGATGGGGATGGGGATGGGGATGCGGGAGATGGGCACCCAATGGAGGTCCTTGGGATCTGTGGTCGGGTCCATACTGGCAAGAGTCAATAGGGAATCCCGTGACCTACACGTTGACGACCTGCAAGGTAGTTGCAGAGTTGAAGAACCGAATACCCATATCCTCGAACGACCGTCCACCTGTCTCGTGGATGTGTCCGAACAGGTGTGTCCTCACCCGGTGTGGGATGTGATACAGGGCATCCAGGAGCGACTGGTTCCCCGGGTATGTGGCCGCGAGGATGTGCCCCGGCGGGGCATGGGTGAGCAGCACCTCGGGGTCACCCACCTTCAGGGTGCGGAGGGACAGATCCCAGAGCTCGGATGCAGACGCCTCCCGATTCCAGCGGCCCTCAATGAACGGGATGTGCCCGAACCCTGCGAACCTCACCCCACGGAGTCCACCCCCTCGGGGGTCACTTCCTGTGCATCCACCCCACGTCCGCGTAGGAGCGCCGCGAGGCCTACGTAGTCGTGGTTGCCCGGCACAAGGAGCACGGGCTTCCCCAGGAGCCGTCGGACGATGGACTCCCCCTTGTAGGACCACCAGCGCGTCTGGTGGGGGATCTCAAACGACGGCATCCCCCATTGAGCTTGGTGCCTGAGTCCCATGTACGGGAAGATGTCCCCAGTGAAGCACCAGAGGTCAGGGGGGTCAGTCACTCGGTCGAGGATTTTGTAGGCACCGTGCATGTCCGAGACGTGCGCGATTCTCATGGCGTGGGGGTCTGGCCCGCATACAGACGGATGATGGTCGTCAGGGCGTCTCGGACCTCCTCCTCGGAGAGGAGCGTGGTGAACCCTGCCCCCACCTCGGGCATGTAACCGCAGCCCCTCCGGGGGCAGTCCTGGTGGATCACCAAGTCCCTGCCGGGCTCGGTACAAAACTGGTACTGGACGACCTCCGTGGGGGGGTTGCGCATCCCGCAGGCGCTGCACTCGGGCACGGGCCCCATCCTGTCCAGCAAGGCTTGAGCTTGAATGGCGTCCATCACATGTCTCTCAGCATTGGGTGGACCGTCGGCACTGCCAGGGTCACCCTTTCGTTGGCGCTGTGCGCGTCGGCCACAATGGCCTCACACCCGAGGAATTTACGCCCCAAGGAGACCGCGGACACCCCCGTACTCCCCCAGCCACAGAACAGGTCCACCACCATGTCGCCCGGGTTGCTGTGCGTGTTGACCAGCCTGTCCATCAACTTCTCGGGCTTCTGGCACGACCGCTTGGGACGCATGAGCTCGGGGCAGTCCTCGATCACCGGGTCGATGTCTGTCCAGACGTTCCCCACCCGCTTGTACTCCGAGTGCGCCGGGTAATCCTTGTCAAACCCAGCGTAGCCGCGAAGCTCGTCCAGGTACGGCTTGTTGAACGTCACCTCGGTGCGCTCGGGGGAGCGGGACATCCAAACGATCTCCTCCCTCGCGTACAGGTAGTCGTGGGATTTGCCGTACGCCCTCCGTTTCTTCCACGTAACAAGGTTCCGCCAGTAGAACCCTCCCGCCTCAAGGCGTTCAACTACCTGAAACAGCGGGTGAGAACCGTGCCGTCCAAGTGCGCTGAAGAACACCAGTGACCCCGTAGGGGTGAGCTTGGGGAGCGTGGACAGAAGGATGTCCGACAACCAGACCGCGAACTCCCCAGAGTTCCGCCATTGTCGGTCCCATGCGTCGGCAGTGATCTCAAAGTAGGGGGGGTCGGTGAGGATGAGTTCTATAGAACCGTCATCCAAGGTGGGGATGAAGTCCTCTGCCTTGGCTGCGTGGATGTACGTCATGCCCATGCTACTGCCGGTCTTTCTGCTTTGCATCTCTGACATTGGCCTGCCGGGTTTTCTGCGCTTTGGACATGTTGGCTTTTGCTTCGAGTGTGCGGGGCTTCCCAATTTGGGCCGCACGCATTTTCGCTTTGGTCTCCTCAGACCGTGTTGACCCAAGGTTCGCCTGTCTGGTTTTCTCAATGGCATCTGGAGACGGGTGGGTGCCGAGGTGTGCAACGCGCATTTTCTCTTTGGCTTCGGAACTATGATGTGTGCCGAGTTTGGCCTCTCTGATTTTCTGCTTGGTAGATTGTTTCCGAGGCACCCCGGTCCTCATCTCGCTCAATCTCTTCCGTACCTCAGGGGAGAACTTTCGCCCTTTACTGGCCAACCCAACTTTCAACTTGGCTTCCGGGGTGAGCTTTTTACCTAGTCTGGCTTGACGCATCCGTTCACGGGTCTCTTGGGATCGTCTCCCACCGCCCCCGTTCGTGCCACCTTCCGTGAGGTTGTACCCATTCGGGGCCATAGTGTTGAGGTGGGCGATCCACATGACCTCTTTCGCGTCGAGGTCAGATTGGTCGGTGGCCGTATCCACTACTGCCACCTGAAAAGCATCCCGCCCGTATTTCACAATGGCTTGCCCCAAACAGGCGTGTTTTGCGGCCCCCAAAATGTGGTCCGACCAACGCTTCATAACCCCCACCGTGGTCTGTCCCACATAGAGCTTGCCGGTGACCAAACAGGTCAGTGTGTAAATCTCACCGTAGGGTCGGAGGTCCATGATGGACCATACCTATTCATTCAGTAAGAAGTTGACCTGGATCTGGTCGAGGAGGGCGTCGGCGGTGCAGGGGAGGACGTAGGGGCTCATAGGGCCACCCTACGGGTGGTCAGTCGAGCGTGATGTCTGCGTAGGCGTCGATGGACGCCTCCCCGGGCTGGGCACTCCCGAGGAGGTTCGCGGGCTCGGGGGTCTCAGGATCACCCTCGTCGTCGCTCTCCTCGCCCCTCTCTGATGCGTAGGGGTCGGCGTTCGCTACCACGGGCGTCAGAGCGTTGTGGAACGCCACATGGGCCTCCCAGGCCCCGTCCTGAGGGCCTCCGTGGGTCGGGCGCGGCGCGATGCACACAACGGCCATGATCGACCGGACGACGGCGTACTCTGCGACAGCCTGAACCACCCGGTCACCCTGTTCGCGGGTGACGGTTCCAGCGCCCAGTTGGTCGAGCATGTCCGACACCTGACTGGCCATGCCCTCCATGTAGGGGGGCGTGGACTTCAGGACCGGGCACTTTTCTTCGAGGCATCGCTTCAACCCGAGGTGGGCCGTGTAGTCGAGGTCTGCAAGGGCCTCTGCGAAAGCGTCCTCACGGGCGGCGCCCGTGAGGTTCTCTGCGGCCTTCACGAGTGCCCGATACTTCTCCCACGTCGCGGCGCTCTTGGAAGCAAGAGCCATGTTGTCCACGAGCTCGGCCTTCTCGCCCTCCACCGTGGGGGTGTTCCCCCGGCCCGTGTAGTTCGGGCCGCCAAGAGGGAGAAGGGCCTGCCACGCATCCTCCCGGATGAACGCCCACGCGATGCTGCATGTGCGCCGCCCGCTACGGATGGTGGCGCTGCCATTTTCGATGGCCCTCACCAGGAGTTGATCCCGCATCTCACGGGCGGGGCTCACGGGCGGGTAGGGACCATCCTTGGGGCTGACCTCGAACCACACGTCACCATAGACGGCAGAGTCCTTGTCCGGGCACTTCTGAAGTGCCTCCTGGTGGTACTCCAGACCGTGCTCGTACCGCTCGGTCACCCGGTACTTCCGTTCGAGGATGGGACGAATGGCCTTGTACCACTCACCCTTCCGAGTGTAGTCCCCGTGGTAGGTGACCCGGACCAGCCCGTAGGCGATACGGTTGACGACGGAGCCGGGGATGAGCTCACCCTTGGAGACGGCACGGTTGGTGACCTTTGCCACCCGACGCCACGTCGGGATGCCCTTGGGCACCTTCACCTTGAAGGCGTCCTTCTCGTAGGACTCCCGCACCCGGAGGCGGCCCTCCCACAGCGCGTCCCACCAGCCCTCCTCGGGCATCCCGCGGGTCACGGGGGGGTCGTGGTAGGGGTTGTCGCCCTGGGGGATCTCGACGGCGTCCCGGTTGAACTGGGCGAGGGCGAGGTCCACCAGGATCTGGTCCTCGGGGTGGACGTTCTCGATGGAGCCGTAGTCGTTGTACTCGGCCCGGAACGGGATGGACCGGAACGACCACGCTTCACCGTGGCGGTCGGAGTGTGCGTAGGGGGAGGAGGAGAGGAGGCACACTCGGATCGGGGTGCCTCCAGTGATGGGAAGGTGGGAGATGAGGCAGGTTTGACTGAAGTGACCCATGCCCGCATTACGCCAGCACGGGCTCTTGGGATCACATGCTCTCGCGGTACTTCTTGTTGTACTCGCGGCGGGCCGCAGACCCGTTGGTCCCGGAGTTGGCCGAACCGTAGCCGTTGTACATGTCGGTGTGTTCGTAGCAGCCGCCCTCGCCCTCGGGCGTACACGGGGGCGAACCCGGACCGGGGGAGGGGTCGTCGTAGTCCTTGGCCTTGGACTTGTAGCCCGTGCCGCCCTAGGGGCGACCCGCGAGGATGGCCTCCTCGTCGGCCTTCTTGATGAGCGGGAGGAGCACCGGACGGAGCTCGGGGCGCTCGCTGGCCAGCCGGATGAGCTTCGACCGCAGGGCCTTCTCGGCTGCGGTACGAACGCTCGCGAACTTCCAGGCGCCAGCGCCACCGCTTGCGAGGGCGGCGAGCTCACGCATGTTGTCCAGGTCGTTGAGGAACGCAGGACGCTCGTTCTTGAGTGCCTGGGCCACCATGTTGGTGAAGCGCCCGTTCTTCTCACCCATGAGTTGCGAGACAAAGCCCGCGCTCACACCAAAGTCGGCTGCGAGTTGAGCGAACGACGTGCTGGTCCCGTCGGTCGAGAGTTCCAAGAGGTACGTCCCGACGATGCGCTTCTCCAGGTCCGTGAGGCGGGAGGTGTTGTCCACCCAGTCGCGGAGCCAGTCGAACATCTCCTGCGAGATGGGCTCCTGGGGGTTCGCCAACACCGCAGCGACGATAGCCCCCCAAGAACCTGCGCCCATCGTATCGGCGTCGAAGTCGCCCTGCTCGTACTGGATGCCGTCCTCGGTCTGGACGACACCCGGAAGCATCCCCTCAGCCACGGCCTTGGCGTCGGCCTTGTCCTGCACCTTCTTGTGCTTGACGAAGTTGATCGCGAGGTTCTTCGCGTAGAGGTTGACGCGGGGGAGAAGGTCGTTGATCTCAAACACCCCCGACACGATGTCCTCGGCCTTGTCCCGGAACGCCTTGCCTGCGAGGTAGAACAGGCTCCCGCGGGGGTTCACGCTGTCCTCTGCTGCCGAAGAAGAGCCGAACGCGAGCGCACGGACCATGTCCTCGGCCAGAACGTCACTGGCATCCAGGCCGTACGGCTTGGTCACGGAGTTGGCAGCAAACCAAGCCGCCTTGTACATGCTGGACCCGGGCTGCGTCCACAGACTCCGGGAGGGGTCCGACATAGGGTCCACTTCCAGCATCATCTTGGCGATGGCAACCTGGAGAGCACGGATCCCACCCTTGGCGGCGCGGCCCACCACAGAGTTGAACGGGTGGCCCGTCATGCCCTCCAGGAACTGGGCCTTGGCCATCACTTCGAGTGTTCCAAGGACCGTGCCGGATGGCAGCGATGCAAGGAAAAGCCGGAACGCCTTGACGTTTCGCTGGGATTGCTCTTGGGCTTGGCGGAGATTCATTGAGTGGTCCTTGGTGTCAGGGGCTGAGGTTCCCCAAGCCCCCGTACATTCATGGGGGGTCATGCCTAACCCAAGCAACCGTATAAGACCCCTACCGAATCGGGAGTACACGTCGATTTCGCTAAAGACCCCCCGACGAGAGTTGTTAGGGAAGAGGCCCCACCGACCATGTCCCGGCATGAACATTTCCTGTCGAATCTACTAAACCTCCCCCGACGAGAGTTGTTAGGGGTTGGAGGGGTAGAGGCCCACACTGCCACAAGGAAGTGTGGGCCAGGGGCCGCTGGGAAATCGGCCCCCCTCCGTCGATTTTCGTTGTGTATCCCTCACAGCCTAGTATAGGCTCCACCTCGTAACCCAAGGGTCTGAGACCCCAGGGACAACCCTCGGAGACTTTCCATGTCCAAGAACCCCGTCTCTTTCGATTGCCTCCTGTCTGGCAACACCCCCGTCGCCACCGCGTCCCGCGAAGTCCTTTACGCCGACGCCCTGGCCAGCTACGGTGGGTCCAAGACCCCAATCGCTCTGGCCATTCGGTCGGTGCTCGACGAGAGCAGCATCCGCGCCCTCCCCCGTGTCGAGGTTGTGGTGGAGGTGGAGGCACCCGCTGCCCCCCGCGGGTTGAACCTGACCTCCCAGTGGTTGGCGAGGAACTCCAAGGAGGTGTACAGCACCCTCGTCAGCCACCTGACTTCCAAGATGCAGCGGTCCCACGAGCTCAATGTCGTGGAGGACCACATCCAGGAGTTCCTGACCCGCCTCATCAAGGATGATCGCCTCGCCCCGCTCCTGGCCACGGGGGCTGCGCCCAAGCTCGCGGTCCTTCGTGTGTGGGCCTACCAGTCGGCATGCACGGAGCTTCGCCGCTGGGGGGTGGATGCCTCTCTCCGTGCGACCCGCAACGCCAAGACCGTCCGCGAGGTCGTGATGGGGAAGGATTTCAAGCCGGTGCAGTCGGGGCAGGCCGTGTGCGAGATCACCACGTCGTCGGACGACGACGCCCATGCCACGCACGACCTGTGCGACCCCATGGCCCCCTCGCCGGAAGACACGGTCGCCCTCCAGTCTCGTGTGGCCCACGTTCGCGCCACCCTCATCCGCAAGGGGCAGGCGCACCTCGTCCCGGTGGTTGACTCCCTCCTGGAGGGGGCCACCCTCCAGGAGGTCCAAGCTACGTACGGGGTGTCGGGCGACCAGATCACCAAGGTGATCCGCGGGCTCCGGGCCTAGATCAGGACAGGTAGGCGACCACTTCGTATGCCCCGCCGTCCAGTTGGTACCACTGGACGGCAAGCATTGAACTGGTGATGTCGGTCGGGCTGAAGGGGTCGACCGGGTTGGACAGTGCCAGATGGATGTTCATCCGCCCCGTGGGCTGCCGAAGCGGGAAGCTGTTGATGACATCCCCCCACTCCATCCCGTTCGCCGCAAGAACCTCGCTGGCCTTGCCAAGTGCCTCCCCTGGAGACTTGAAACGTCCGTTGCCATCCATCCCGGCCCGGATGAGCGCCGCGTTGACGGCGCTTCTCACTTTTGGCGAGAGCCGGGTGGGGGCGGCAGCTAGGTATCGTGCAGCGACTCGCTGGGGACTGACAGACATAGTGGACTCCTTGTAGAAACTGAAGGGATAGACCAAGTATGAGCCGCCCGACCTACCGCATTTTCGTGGACACCGAGACCACGGACCTCGAAGAGGGACTCAACAAGGGAGAACTTCTGGAGGTGGCCATCGTCCGGGAGTTGATCACCCCGCCGTACACTCAGCGCGGGGTGATCACGGATACCTGGGTGCGGAAGATCCGCCCGAAGCACATCGAGACGGCATCCGACGATGCGCTCCGGGTGAACGGCTACACCCCCGAGAAGTGGTCCGACGCGGTGCCGTTGGAGGACGTGGCCGACGAGCTCATCGCGAAGCTCAAGAACGCGACCTGGGTGGGCCACAACCCGACCTTCGACCGGGATTTCATCCAGAAGTCCCTCAAGCGTCTGGGGAGGGACCCGAAGATCCAGCGGCGTCTCATCGACACGACCACGATGGCGTACACGGCTTGGGGTCTGGACGGAGAGCTTCTCCTCGGGCTTGACCCCCTTCGGAAGTTCCTGGGCATCTCCACAGTTGGTGCCCATGGCGCCCTGAAGGATGCCATGGACTGCCGTGAGGTGTTCTACCGTGCGCTGGCCACCCGCCGTGGGATCTTTGCCCGCATCCGGGAGTGGCTCTTCGGGAGCCCCACTGTCGCGGTGGGCTCCTACACTCCGTAGTTCAGTCGCCTGGACGGCTTACCCACAACCCGTGCTTGTGCCCACGGGCCTTCAGCGCCCGCGCAGTCCCCGGACCTGGGACCCCATCCTCGGTGGTGCCCAGCATGTGCTGGACGCCCTTCCAGAACGTGATGTCGTCTTGGGCGTCGAGGTTCATCCCCTTGTACCCGGCCTTGAGGAGCGCCTCGAAGATGTGGTCCCCAGGGTCTCCCGGACCACGGTTGCGGGTCTGGTTCCGATGCCCGATGATTCCCACCACGGACTTGGCGGAGCTCGCATTTGCGATGCGAGGGATCACACCTCGCACAGGCTTCCCGAGCGGACCCATCGGCACCTGTCGCTGGATAGGCTGCTCACGGTCTGCAAGTTCTCGGGTGATGAAGTCCAAGAACGTGACTGTCTTGGCGATCTGACCCTCCCAGAGGTCGCCGTTGGACTCCTGCACCAACTCGATGCCGATGGTCCACGGGTTCACCGCTGAGGCGTGCCAAGTGTAGAACTTCACCGGGTCGTTGGAGACGATGATGGTGCCGTCCGTGTCAATGGTGTAGTCCCATGACACGTCCCGGGACGTGTTCGCTTGGTACTTGGCGTATGACTCGGCACGAGTAGACGGGGGAGCGTTTCCAGGGCGGATGTTCCCCACCTTCCCATGCACCGTGTGCAACACGATGGCCCGGATCCACATTGTTCGAGCATTGGTGTCCGTGGCCTTCGGCACCTTCGGGTCATCAAGCCAAGAAACCGTTTCAAGACCCGGAGTCTCGATCTTCTGACTGTTGAGAACAATGGACATGGGGCACCTCTCAAGAGGTGCCAGCCCTATAGCCAAGTCAGACCGCGGCGAGGGTCTGGCCCCGGGGGACCATGAAGGTAGAGAACGGAATCCCTGTGAGCGGGTCCAGGTCTGAACCGCACATCACCCCGCCTGATGCAGTACCCGGAGACACAAGCCGCACGCCCTGTGCCCCCGACACCACTGCCGTACCTGTGACCGCCCGGATGGTCACGTCGGTCTGTGCGGTCTGTGTGATGCCCCCCGCGGCGACCGTGGTAGAAGAGCTACCGGCGGCGAGGGTGAGGTCTGCACCCGAGACAGAGTCGATCTCCAGCGAGTTCCCACCGGCCCGAGCCTTGAACTTTCCAATGTTGGTCTCGTAGGTCAAGTCCCCTTGACCGATGATGCTGGTGGTGTGGTTGTTGGACCCCGGAAACGGTCCAAACTCTTCCCTTCGGCTTCCGTAGATCATCCGGTAACGGTCCACTACACCACCCAGGTTCCCCGTGGCGGGTGTGGATGAGAAGGTCACCTGACGGCTAGGGCCGTTGGTGGGGTCGGCGTTCTCAGGCCCTCCGTAGTTGACCGTCTCACTCCCCGTGATAACCACAGAGTGGGTCTGTGTGGACAGAGACACGTTCTGCCCAGACCGGATGGATACTTGGTTCTGTGCGTTGAGGTTGACCGCTCCGGTGTTTGCGATGTTCACTGACTCGGTGGCGTTGATGTTCACCGCCGCGTCGGACCGCATGAGGACACCCTGCGTCCCATCCACCACGACACTGGGGGTGACGTTCCCAAGGCTTGGAGTAGCAGACTGTGCCCCCGTATTGGAGTTGAGCCCGCCTCCGCCCGAGATCACCACGGCCCCCGTGGCACTCCCGAGGTTCAGGCCGACGTTCCCAGGCCCTGCCGTCCCGTTGATGCGAATGCCCCCAGCGAGAGTCAGGTCCAGCACCCCCCCGACTGTGAGGGACAAGTCCCCCTCGGTGGCAACTTCGGCGGACACAGGACCGCCCGCAATGTACGCCTTGAACCTTCCGTCCTTGGTGAAGGACGTGAAGCTGGATGACGTGACCCCGTTGGGCCCCGGCACCACGGACACCACTCGAACCATCGTCGCCGCGTGGTCCTTGAGAGGTGAACTCAAGGCACCAGCCATGGCGGGGGAGACGTTCCCCGAGGCGTCCTTGATCCGTGGCATAAGGGGGATGCCGTACAGAGGGCGACCCAGGAAGCTGTACGGGTCGTTTCCGACCACCGACCCCATCACCCACTCGATGAAAGGCTGGCGACCTGACCCCAGTGGATTACCCTGTGAGGGTGCCGTGGTGGGAAGCCTCTCACTATCAAACCCGTCGGTTTGTTCGGTGACGGGAAGCACCCCGTTGGACGTGTGGGACACCTCGACCCGGTATTCGGTGAGAGACTCCACAGGCGGGGTGTTGAAATCCTTTGACCGAGCGACAGCGTTATCCGTGCGACCGTTGGTGGCGAGCCCGACCCGGTACATGGCTTTGCCGCCGTAGATGGTGTTGGACACCCCACCGGGGAGGTCTGCGTCAACCTGATACCCGCGCGCATTCACGAGCCCTCCCCACTGGAGGAACACAAACGGGTCGAGGCGGGCGGGGAGGTCTCCGCGTTCTGCCACGAACAAGGACTGCGAGGCCCCAACGGTGCGGGCGAAAATCTGACCCGGCGTCATGAACCTGTCTGGAATGGGAGAATCCCCGAGAAGTTCGGTGCCTCGTGGGGTGTTGTCGTTGATGGTCTGTGGGCTGTTTTCCCAGTGCGTCCCATCGCTGAACATGGTGGAGGGGAGGAGCCTTGCCTCCCGATGAACCATCCCGGAGTACACACGGGCACCCGCCATCGCTTGATAGTTCTGGAGGGACCGTGTGACCAAGGCTTGGTCGGCATCGCGGAGACGGACCTCATTGCCCCGGCGGTTGGTGAGCAGCACGCTCTCGTCCAGGACCATGTCGCTGCCCTGCGAGGAGCTCGCGAACACATTCCCTGGACCAAGGTGGCGCATCTTGAAGCGCACGCGCTCGAACGTCCCCGACGTGACCGTGCGGTCGCTCGGGGTGTCCATGTTCTCACCCCGCTCCATCGCTTGGTGAGCGATCCACTCGTGTCCCATCCAGGCGGCCTGGGGAACCCAACCCACGATGATTGGGGTCTTGGAGCTTGCCGTCCCTGCGCTCTCACGCACTCCCCAACCCACGTAGCAGAGATCACCTCGCTCGGGGAGTGCCCCGAAGAAGTGCCGCTTCCCGCCGCACGGGACGGTGATGTCCACCCCCGTGTACTCGGACACTTGTGACTCTCCCGTGAGAACCACCAGCGTGCACTTGAGCTCCTCGTACTGGACCTCCTTTACACGGGCCAGACCGATGGCCAGCGCCGCCCAGTTGGTCGAGGCGTTGGTGGCCGACGCGGCCCCCATTGACCTACGCATTTCGTGATTCGTGATTGGTCCAGGCATGGTTGTACCCTACGGCTGGGCATAACGTACCTATGCTGCCTGAAGAAGGCGACCCCCTCCCAAGCTGGGAAGATCTCTCCCCCTCGGAACAGACCGACATCAAACTGGTGCCCCTCACCCTGGGGCTCCTGGTGCTGCTCGTGTATATCTTGTTCGGGACAGGGCCTTGAAGGTCAATCCCGTCTGCCGCGCAAGATACACCGCAATGCCCCGCGGGCGTAACGACACCATGGACACATTCACAATCCTGTTTCAACTCGCTGTCCTGAACGACCCCGCCTTCATGGGCGGTGACCCCACGTCGACCATCCTGACGATGGAGGCCAATCGACTCCAATGGGACCATGTCCCTGAACCCCGCGGGGACAAGGTGTCCTTCGCCACTGGATACATCATGGGCCGGGAGGGGATGCCCCGCGACGCCGCGACCCCTGAGGAGGGAGAGAACCCCGACTACGAGTTGGGTTACGACCGCGGCGTGCGAGTCCGTGACGGTCTCTCCCCCCGACCAGACTGGGACCGGGAGTCAGTGTTGAACTGACCTAAGCGGCGTCAAGTGCGGCCCGGAGAAACACCTCTGGGTCAAACTTGAGTTCGGTCTTCCCCGTCTCCAGAAGCTCCCCGAGATTCTTCTCCAGCCGCCCTGTGCTCAGGAACCGGAACAGCACCCCAGGGTAGATGTAGCTGTCAATCGTGGTCTGCGAACTGTCGTGCGACAGGGCGCCGCCAGCCCGCTCGATGGCCCGGTTGAGGGTGTCCACCACCTCGGCCACGATGGCCTCCTTCAGGGCATCCTTCTTGAGCTTCTTCAGCTTTCGGATGCGGGCGTACATCTCGTCCTGCTCCTCGATGATGGAGTTCAAGACTTCCTCAGTCGCCCGAAGTTTGCGGAAATCCGTCGGGGTGATCTTGTCAAACTTCGCCGCAAAGTACCGGTCGAGGTCCGCGTAATCGAACGTGTGCCCGTCACGGGTCACGAAGATGTAGGGAGATCCCGTTTTCAGGGCCTTCTTCACATACTGGTCGAGGATTTTCAGGATGGACGCATCGGTGAGGGTGGCGGTGTTGATCGACCCCTTCTTGCCCTGGAACTCCAACTGAGCGAAGTTCTCACGGATGAAGTTGACATGCTTGGGACCGAGGGTTGCAGCCCCAAAGGTCTCGACGAACTCCTCCTCCCCGTCCACAGTCTTCAACATCCCGTTGCCGATCTTCCCCGGGCGGATGCCCGTCTCCATGATGATGGATGTGACCAGGGCTGCGAGGCGAACAACCTCGTCCGGGTCTTTCAGATCCTTCTTCACGGTGCGGGCGATCTTGTTGTACTGGGAGAGGATAAGCCGGAGGTGCTGGGCTTTCTTGGCAAGGGTGAAGAACTCGTTCCTGAATCGGTCCGTGACCTGTGTGATTTTTCCAGACGGGTCGGTCTTCACCACCACTGTCTTTGGCAGGAACTGAAACACCTCTTCAGGAAGTGCTGCCCTGAGTGGTTCCTGCACCCCATGGAGGGTGATGGCCTGATAGCTGGTGAGGGCGTACTTCCCCACCACCTTCAGGGCATCCGCCATGGGAAGACCCCGGAGGAGAACATCCCGCATGGCGTAGGTGACCGTGTTTCGCCATGAGTAGGCAGACGGGTCCACGTCCTCTGTCCCGATCCACTGGTCGAGGAACGCCTGGATCTCGGGGTGGTCCTTTGAGGCCTTCACGAACGCCCGAGCCCGTTTTGCAACAGCCTCCTCGCCCTTCCCAGGGTGCTCCTTCTTCAGGAGCACCCTCATTGGGGCCAGTGTGGGGATGAGGGCCTTGAACGCCTTCAGCGCGCGTTGGGCGTGCTTCAGACGTGCTGCCTCATCTCGGGCATACGCCCGAGATTCAGGGGTTTCGACCCGGGCAGCGGTGAGGGTTGTCACCGTCCACCTCTCAGCACTTGGAGACGATGTCGCGGACTTCCTCGTCAGCATCATCGTCTTCGTCAGACGCGAGGAAGTCCGTGGCCTTCTTTGGCTTCCGTGCGGGGATGGCATCGAGCCACTCGCCCTTGGCCTTTTCGGCCTTCGTCTCTGAGCCGTGGGTCGAGTACACGAACTTCGACGGCTTCCCAACCACAGACCAGATCCCGTCGTCCTCCTCGACCACGAAATCGGTGTCGGGCTTCGCGGGCTTCTTCGCAGCCTCCTTGGAGGCGGAGGGGGCGTCCGGGGCACACTCACCGATGAGCGCCGCGTAAGGGCACTTGGCCTTCTTCGCGTGCGACGCGAGATAGCCTGCCACCTTCACAGGGTCTGCACCCTTGCGGGCAAACAGGTCTCCCGCGATGACACCCGCCTCGTGATGGAGGTCGTTGCAGGCCGCGAGACCCAGCTTCGCAGTCTTCTCCGAGAACCCGTAGAGTCCCGTGCCAGATCGCCCGGCAGTCTTGTTGATCTGAGCCATGGGGCCGATGGACTCCATGGCCTTCAACAGCATCGAGGCGGTCTTGCTCCCACCCTTCACGGCGTGCTTGTCGAGGAACGAAGGGGAGCCCTCGTCCTTCGCGTAGAGGGCGCTGGCGATCCTCTTCGCCGCCTTCTGGAGCTTGTTGACACCCGCTCCACACGCCGACTCCGTGGACTTGTTGAACCCGTAGAGGCCCGTCGCTGCGGTCCGTGCCGCGGTGCCCGCACCCTTGAAGTTGTCCTTGTGCTCTTCGTTCTGGCGCTCCCACTCGGCGGCATCCTCGGGGGACATGTTCTCCGTGGGGTCCGCGGGCTCTCCCTCCTCGAACTTCCCTTCCTTGAGGGCCTCCGCGAACATGTCCATCGCGAGGGCTCCACCGGCTTGCTTGCCCTTGAGCTCCTCGGTGAGCTTCTTCACCGACGGGGGTGGGTCGGTGACGTTGTCCTGGAGTTCCTCAGGGAGCTCTGTCAAAGGCACGGACTTCCCCTTCTCGAACTTGCTGTCCTTGAGAAGGTCCGCGAACATGTCGACGGACATGTGCGTGCTGGCCATGTGCCCGCCGTGAGCCTTCTGCCACGCCTGCTTGCAGAAGTGGCACGTCGCATCGCGAGGTCCATCGGCCATGGTCTCCGGGTAGGACTTCTCGCCGCACAGGTTGAACCCCGGCTTCTTGGGGTTCTCCAGGTGGGTAGCCCTCTTCGCTGCGGAGGTCTTGTTCAGCATCTTGTTCAGAAGGGTTCGGGCGAGGGTAGCCCCCTTCTCTGTCAGCTTGACGTTGATGGGGGCACCGTTGCTGAAGAAGTCAGACTCCACCAAACCCTCGCGGTACATGGGGACGGTCACCCGTGGGGTGAACCCGCTGGACTTGGCACCGTATGACTTGTGATTCGTGGGGGGATCACCAAAGGTCGCGGCGTCGGCTTCGTACAGGCGGATCAGAGCGCGTTGAACCCCCTCTGAAACCGCGGCGGTCTTCCCCTGCATCTCGTCCCTCACCTTGAGCACCGAGGGCGGCGGGCTCTCGTTCATCTCCTTGAACTCAGGGCCGACCACCTCGGCCACCTCGTCCACGGTCATGGACACACCCTTCTCGAACTTGGCGGTGATGTCACCACCCAGCACGCGGCGGATCGCAGAGGGGCCACCGTCCGACCGCACCTCGATCTTGTCGCCAAGGATCTCCTTGGCAGCCGCGAGGATGGACACCACCACGGCGTCGTAGGGCTTCTCTGCTGTCTTGCAGAACTCGAACTTCGACACCACGGGCTCCAGGCTGAACGTCTCGTGGTCGTCCCCAGTCTTGCTGTCTCCGTTGAGCCAGATCCCATCGGCCTTGACCTCTGGAACACCAGTCCCCAGCCCGCCACGGACGACGATCTTCACCCTCTTCGCAGCGGCGAGAATCTTCTTGGTGGCGGCCATGAGAGCCGTCCATTCCGCCGGGGTGGGCGCGGCCTTGATCTCCCAGTAGTGGGTGTAGCCTGCCCTCTTGGACATCCCTGCGATCTTCAGGGCAGCAGCCTTGAAGTACTCCGAGGGAGACTTCTGGCAGTGCTCACTCCCAGGGTTCTTGTACTTGCAGTTGTGGGCGATCAGTCCATTCGCCACGAAAGACTCATCCCCCGGGACCGAGAGGTCGAACACTTCAGCTTCCCCTGCATCACACACAGATTCGACCGGGTCGAACATGTACCCATTGTCCACCAAATCCCGGAGATTGTTGAGGGTGGCCCGGTCTCCGTAGGACTCCAGAACCCCCCACAGGGCCTTGATCCGGGACAGGGAGACCCGCTCCGTGCCGGGGATCTTGTTGGCGATCTTCTTGTGGAGAGACTGGATGCCTTCCGCGGGGATGCACTCAAACTCAGACCCCCTCCCATTGGTGTCGGTGATGGTGGGGGTCTTGAATACCCCGCCCCCCACAACATCTCGGAACTTTCGCGCCATGGGGGCGCTGTTCACCCTCACGGTGTAGTAACCCTTCTGATTCACCTCCAGGGTTGCGAGAATCCCGAGATTGGACAGGATGAGGTGCAGTTGCCCAGCGAGGGTCTTGGATGCCGTACCCAGGTCCACTCGATTGGGATGTTGTGCATCCCCCACGAATCCATCACCCTCGGTGAAAGCACGGAGAAACTCCACCACAAACTTCTTGGGTGCATTGAGGATGGTGGTAGGAACCACCTTCTCGGTTGCCACACAGGGGGCAAGGCCCAGGTTGGAGAAGAAATCCATGTACCACCGCGTACGGGAACGTGCTTTCGCAGCAGGCTTCGTGTACCTGTTGCTCTCCGATGGCTGTGTCCAGATGACCTTGGGGGCCTCTCCGAACAGTGACATCATGCAGCGAACGTAGTCGTCTACCACCTTGGGGTCGGAGTTGGAGAACTCCACCCCCTCTTCCGTGACAGACCCCTCGGCCACGAGATACCCGAGAACCCGTGCGAGGTCTCGCGTCATGGTCATGGGGCGACGTAGGGGGATGACGTTGTTGTGTACGTTCTTGGTGAACGTGTCCCCGCTCAGGTTGACCTGTGTGCCCCACGTCCCATGGGTCGGGAGCACCAAGTACCTCCCCTCACACTCACCCGCAGGCACCCACTCGACCGCGTAGGTGCCGGTGTTCAGGGCAAGGATGCGGTGGTCAGGGGTACACGTCAGGGTGTACCCATGCTTGGTGGTGAGGGTGACTACAGGCTTGACCCCGGTGTTCACCACATGGCTGGACACCCCCTGTCCACGATGCGTGGTGAGGATCGTCTGAATCTCACCCGCAGTCACACCACCATGCCCCACTTTGGACATGATTGCCCTCTTGGCGATCTCACCGACGGTCACAAGTCCCATCGAGGTGAATACCTGCGTGGTACCAGCCACACAGTAGATCGACCACGCGGTCGCCCATGCCTGGGACTCCGAGTAGTCCGGGTTGGCCTCCTGCACCTCCTTGACGTAGTCCTCCACCGGGCCGGGGAGATCCTCGGCCATCTTGAGGATTCGTTGGAAGTTCGTGGTGTTCAGCATCGCGGTCACTCCGTAGTCACGTCGGGTCATCAGGGGTTGGGTGGCAGCGGCCTCCCGGTCGAAGTTCTTCTCACGCTTGCGGTCGTACTGGGACTTGTCTTTGTGTGGACCCGCCCCCATCCCCGCACCTGGAAGCCCCGCCATGCCCATGTCCTTGCGGATCTCCCACTGGGCCTTGTCCATCGCATGAGTGGCGTCGGACTTGTCCGTGGGACGCACAGGACCGTTCTTGAGGTACCGGGACATGTCCCGATCCTTCATCGAACGGAGCTCCTTCTTCCCCGCCTGCACCTGTCGTCCGTCTGCGGTGACTTCCCGTTCGATGGCCATTGCTGGTCGGCGGACGATAAGGTTGTCACCGATGGCCTCGCCCCATTTGCTGTAGAACTCAGCCTTGGGGACCACCCGCACGGTCTCGTTCGGGTCAGGGATGTTTGGGTCCATGATGTGGACGGTGTGGTCGTCATCCACGTCAAACACGCATGAGGCGTGGGACCAGGGCCTCCCCTCAGGGTTCCATGCGATGATGACCGGGATGCCCGCATCAGTCCACGCCTTCAACTGAGCGATGGTGGATGGGACCACAAGAGTCCCCCGAAGGCCGAAATACTGGACGGTAGCCAGCATGGCCTCCCATGTTGCCCCTCCCATGGGGCTGGCACCGAGCACTTTGTTGAGGCCGGATTCCGTTACGTCTTTCCCGTGAGCCTTCAGGGCTGCGGCAATGGATGCGGCACAGCAGGAATACTGTGTCTCCTGACGACGAAAGGCCACATCGGCTTTGGACATCTTGTTCACGGCACACCGCCTACGATTTGAAACGAGTTGCCCCCCGAGAAGCACCCGTGCGTCACCCTCGGCCAAGAGCACGCGGGTCATCGGATCACCATCGGCGGGGCGCCGCTCCAGGTGAGGATGGTGGGGCCGCGAGAGAGGAGGGTGTCTGCGACGCCGGATGCGACGCCGCCGATGCCCATCAGGGTGAGGAGGCGCGGCACGAGGCCGCCGTCGTGGTCGGGCGGGGTCACGTCACACGCTCCACCACCGCGCCCGCAGGGATCGACCCCGCGTCCGTGGTGGAGCCGCGCGCGCCGCCGCTCGTGCGGTAGTAGTAGGTGGTGGTCGTCGCTGCCCCGCCGACGCGCGGCGCGAAGGCCCCACGCAGAGGCGCCGGGATAGGGCGATACAGCCCGGAGACGATCGTCGGGATGGGCGGCGCGAAGGCCCCACGCAGAGGCGCCGGGATAGGGCGATACAGCCCGGAGACGATCGTCGGGATGGGCGGCACAATGCCTGCGGTGTAGGTGCTCATGGCCTACACCTCACGCGAGCGTCGGCGTGGAGGAGTCCCACGGGAGCCAGAGTCCCGCGGCGTAGATCCAGTACTGGGTCGTCCCGTCGAGCGTCTGCCCGTTGGTGCGACCCTGCACCGCGGACCAGCGGATGCCGCTGGCAAAGCCGCACCACCCCGTCGTCGTGGACGGAGCCCCAGTGCGCAGCACCGGGATGGGCAGCGGTACGT